TGCTGCTCCTTCTGCTAGTGCTTCTGGTGTTGCTGCTCCTTCTGCTAGTGCTTCTGGTGTTGCTGCTCCTTCTGCTAGTGCTTCTGGTGTTGCTGCTCCTTCTGCTAGTGCTTCTGGTGTTGCTGCTCCTTCTGCTAGTGCTTCTGGTGTTGCTGCTCCTTCTGCTAGTGCTTCTGGTGTTGCTGCTGCTGCTGCTGCTTCTGTTGTTGCCGCTGCTGCTTCTCCTTCTGTTGTTGCCGCTGCTGCTTCTCCTTCTGTTGTTGCTGCTGCTGCTGCTTCTCCTTCTGTTGTTGCTGCTGCTGCTGGTTCTGCTTCTGCTTCTGCTTTTTTCGGGTTGACACACTCTTGCATACATTCTTTTGGGGTTCCTTTTTGTGGTCCGCCTATCGAGGAATGGTGGAAACCGTTCTTTCTAAAGTAATAAAAACAAACAACGAATGTTATCATGTGAACAAAGGCTGGTACGATACCACATGTTATACCATATGCAGACGTTTTCTCCACTATGCCGACCACGGTTCTGAGAAAGATTAATACCATCATACTGAGTGGAATGATTATGCTACAAGCGTCCGCAATATATCCAGAAGTCGTTACAAAACCCGCAACACCGATTAGTATAAGAAGTAAACAGCCTAGTGCGGCAGTGTTTAGCTGTTCATACTCAAGACCAAACGGAACCATTTCCAATTCGAGCAAACGTTCTCGTATGGTTGAGTTAGAATCCTTCGGCAAATCCGTTCTGATGAACATTTCATTTTTCCATTTTTCCTTATCCCCAGCAAAAAAATCCATATCAAATGTTTCTTGAAGATGAGACAAAACCTTGCGTATCTGAGCTATGGTCATTGTGTCTTCTGGGTCATCGCTCATTTGTACAGAAACACTACGTATTGGCTTTACCACACACTGTTCCTCAACGGGGGCATAGTCACCATGCTTTTGTAGAATGTCAATTATCTGTATATTAACGGCTTCGTCTGCGTTGGCATTGACCAGTGTCCACAGTACACTTACAATCTCCAGAATTACCGACACGAAAAGACAACTCAGAGCAATTTCGTTAGTTTTCCATTGGACCTTAGCAGTCATCTGTAGAGGTTTTAGTATATTTTTAATTCTCTCCATTGTTTATTCTTTACTAAGATATTATTATTCTAGTAAAAGACTTAAAAACAAATTGCGTCTTATTCTAGAACGATAAATTGATTAATAATGACGAATTGGTTATATATTTTACCATGTGCGGTTCCGCCGCTGATCATCGCACGACGATGGTTAAGTTTAAAGCCTAGACAGTTACTGGTAAGCGTTGAGGGCAATATAGGGTCGGGCAAAAGTACGTTTATAAACTTGTTGAAATTGCATAAAGATCTGATACCTGGGCTCTGTGTTATTCCAGAACCGGTCGACGAATGGAGACAAACGGGAATTTTGAAACAATTTTATAAAGATCCCAAACAATGGGCCTTTCATTTCCAGGTGTTTATTCTAATTACGCGGACCCGAGAATTGTTGATGGCCCTTGGGGATAAACGGAATACAATTATCGTAACGGAAAGATGCTTAGAGACCGACTGTATGATATTCGCTGAACTTCTTAGAAAGCAGAATTTCTTGAATCACCAAGAATGGCTTCTGTACGTATCAATTTATAGAATCGTAAAAGATTTTGTAGTCAAGAAATCGGTTGAGAAAATAATATACATAAACACGTTACCGGACCTTTGCTGTACAAGAATCCACACCAGGAATAGACAGGAAGAGAAGCATATATCTATGAACTATATTCAGGATGTACATGACCAACACGTTAAATGGTTAGGAAGTTCGACCGAGACTACAACCTTTATGCACTCTGTCAACGGGGAGATAGATTTTACAGATGAGAACTCACCTGAAAGTAATGAGGTAATTGAATCGGTGCGCGCTTGGTTAATGAAAATATAATGTGGGGACAATGTAATACTATGTCTTACTATACAAAAATTGATGGCGTCCAGTATGATACAAAACTTCTCGCAAAGGCCGAGGGTCGTACACTATCGGAGGAGGACATATGGGACCTTCTTCATGCTTCCCGTGATAGCGGAAAAGTTACACAAACAGAAGTAAATACACTACGTTACATTAACGACAACGCTACATGGACGTCCGAAGTCATCCATGTCAAGTTCGATTCTATAGTTCAGACTCTCACGAAGTACGGGGAAGCCCTTTCGTGAACGAAAATTGTGGTTTTCACCCCCTATGTGGCTAAGATATGATATAGTTAAAATGGACTACGGACGAATCATCACCCGGCCGTCCCTGTACCGAAAGTATAAAGTTTTTCCAGACGGGAGAGTAGTCAATATCCTCACTGGGCACTTCCTCACCTATGACTACAACAGCAAGGGTTATGCGCGTGTAAAATTATACAACGACGGTCAATCTACAAAATTATTTGTACACCGACTGGTGCTATATAATTTTGTAGGGTTACCGCCCCCAAACAAACCAGAAGCGGACCATATAGACCGCGATATAACAAATAACAACCTGTCAAATTTACGCTGGGCATCAAGGCAAGAGAACTACCAGAATCGCCATGGCATGCGAAGCGACAGACCAACCTTACCCAGTGGTGTCTGGATTACAACCACGAAACGCACTTATTAAACAGCCCAGTGTGCTTAACAACAATTATGAAAGCCAGTAGAAATTACTTGAGTAATTTTTTATAACTTAAAAGTGCTTTCTTCAATTCTTCGAAACTGCTTGACCTTTTGCTAAGACAGGATTCAAAAGTCTCAATAATCATATACGTTTTGGGATTTTTGTTGTTCAATTTAGGCATAGCGGTTACCAATTTCTGCAGTTTTTTAAGCCTTCCTTTTACATTTTTATCGGCCTTGCTCTTCGAGTTCTTCCAGTGAATAAGGTAAGGATTGGTGCGACTAACCCCCTCCTTTTTAAATATCCAAAGTATAAGCAACATCAATCCCCATACACTTACGGCTTCCGTACAGCCTTGTTTGAATGAACCTTCGGCCCACTCTTTCGGCGGGCGGTAGGTGCTAATCTGATGAGTGCTAGAACATACCTCCAAATCTCCGACACAGATTTTGATCCTATCTCCGTTCACGACCTTGAAAAGTATATTACCCGGTTTGATATCAATATAATTAAGATTCTTATTCTTACTCTGCAGACATCTGATTCCCGAAATGACGTTTATACACATGTCTACCCGTTTGGAGAGTCCGACTGGGGCAAGTGCGAGAGACCCGAGGTCCCCGTTCATACTTTCCATTATTACAAATTTAGCATTATTCTTTGACAGGGCTTTCGGGGTGATACAACGTTGTTTTAGAACATACCGCGCACCTGGACATTTTGTGGAGGATAGATACTGACTCGTATCCAAACAAGTGTCTGCGCCCGAGTCGGTGAACAGTTTCATCATAATGCTGTATTGCCTATCACTGCTAATATATTGGAATACCATACCATAGGACCCCGAGCCCAACAGGGTTTCGTCGAGAACGTATTCTCGTTTTACACTTCTTATAACTGATGGTATACGAATGCCCTCCTCACCGACTATTACGTCGTAGTCATCGGAAACAGCTATTTTGAAGTTTTCTAATTTTTCTGTTTTGTACATTTCTTACAAATGACAAACAAAAAAAAATATTTAGCGCATTCCAGGAATGAGGATCGAAATGAGCACCTGTAGCCCCACAATAGTGAGAGCGCTATCACATTTTCCCAAGAAGGGCATTAGTTTTCTTGCATTTGTGTTCCAAAGATACTTACCCAAAATCGCAATCACAGCGAGCTGAAAGAGAAACATCAGAGCAGATGCCATCGCCATGTCTTTACCAGTTGGGATCGGAGGAAGTTCCTGGGCAAACCCATCGCGTTTGTATTTCCCATTTTTACCACGACGTCCAGACTGTGTGAATTTGGCTACGAATAGTTCGGCGGCTTTAGAAAGCATATTATTTATTATCAAAGCGCAAGATAAAAATTATGTCCTATTCAACTTAGATTCTTTTTCCAAACGCAGAAGCTCTCGGAAACATTGCAGGCAAATTTTGGTGTCAAAATCGGCTTGGTGAGTCTTGCTGGTATCTATCGGTGTGTGAAACAGGAATTCATACAGTTCCTTAAGAGTTGGGTACTTGTAAGAATTTTTGAAGCGACTCTCCAGCTTACAAACATACTTACCAGCCTTCATGGTGCATTTTTGAGACATAGAGCTCATAGACTCGTAGAGATTACGGAACACGCCTCCTCTATATATCTCACTGAGTAGTATATTGATGTCAAATTCAACATTGTGGGCAACTACCTTTTTTACACCATATTTATTCACGGCCTCCTCCAACATCTCGAGAACTTCCTTAAGTTCGCGCCCCTCGGACAGTGCTTCTGCTTGGTAGATGCCATGAATCTTGCTCGTTACCTCAGGGATGACGAAGCCATCTGGCTTGACTATGCAACACTTTTCGTCTAGAAGATCGAATGTTTTTCCCTTAGTTATCATCCAGCAAATTTGTACGATTCGGGCACCAGCGAAGTGCTCCAAATTTTTATGATCATACGTCTTTCCCCCGCGACGCTTGGGAATGCCAGTAGTTTCGGTGTCAAAGAAAAGATACGCCATGGTTCTGTAGTGTACTTCTTAATAGTGTAAGAACTAAAGCCCTAATATAATTTGCACTATTTTTCAATTTTTGAAATTCAGCTCGTTAATTATATAATGAATAATTAAAAATGAGTCTCGACACTATATACAGAAACTTGTTCCGACGCGAAGCCGAACGAATAAAACTCATAGAGAATGTCCACACTGCGCGGGTGAAACACAGAGAGGCATACAGGAAACTCACATTAGTCTCGCCTAGAAACTCGAAATATAACAAAACTGCGAAGGCAGTAGCGAACGCACGCCATGCGAGCTCTCGCGCCCTTTCCAAATTGGAAAAGAGTTGGGGGCGCGATTGGAGGGAAGCACAATACAAGATCAGAGTCCCAGAGCGAGATATCAAAGAAGCACCTTGGTTTCAGATTTTGGAGAGTAAAACTTATCCCAAACAAGTTCACTTGTGGGCGGAACAAGCCCTTCGTAGTATAATGCTTGTTGTGGTTAAACGCCCTGTCTACGAAAAAATGCTTGAATATTGGTTGCTTGGGCATACAGAGCCTTTACCTCTACTCGATTACAAACATCCAGTGCCACTACAGTTCATAGCAAGCACCATAGTTAGTCCTCGTTTGTCAAGAGATTACAAACTCAGATTGAAAATGTGCATCATGTTGATGATGGGGAACTTTGTGATTGCCAAATATTTCCCCGCTTTTGCGGAATGGGGCTTTCGAGACCAGGAACACGAAGAATTTGCCTTGAGGATGAACATGCTCCTAGAGGCACTTTCCACCGAGAAAGTCAGTGCCAAAATAACCGAAGTTATCACAAAAAAAAGAGCCAAGTTTGTTGAAAGTGTAATGCCCACCATCGTGGGTGTAAAATGGAAGAATTCACTCAAGAAGCCTTTCCCACTAGACTTGGTGCGTACGGTCAAAGAGTACTTATAATCGACGTACTCTTCAATTTGGAAAATTATAATAAAAATAAAACAATATGGTTCTGGTACACGTGAATTTTGTTGCCGGTGCTTTTGCTTTTCCAAACACGACGTTGATCGTAGGCATTTTTGGATTATTATATCTCATTTATTATGGTGAACATTTTTTATCGATAAATTATAATATAATTGTAATATAATTGTATTATAGTTGTATTATAAATGAAACATTCAAATATAAGTTATTTATATTGGTGTTTATTTTTTGCATTAATAATAATTTTTTGTGTTGGAATTTATGGTTATAATTCTGGTTCTTGTAAAATCAACAAGAAATATATTTGTAATGATAATTTTTGTTTGTATAAAGAATTTAAAATATTTTTACAGGATGTTGTGAAAAATGAGATTAATCATATGTTAGATAATAAAAAAATACAAAAAAGAGTAAATATTGTAACTTATCCAGAAACTATTTTGAATTGTGCAATTCCAAATAAAAGGGGTATAACTATATCAGCGATGAATATTAAAAAATATGCTCCCAAATTAATTCAATTTTATGAAAATAAACTATGTGCTTTGGTATCAAAAAAATTAAACTTGAAACTATTTCCAACTGATTTAAATTTACCTACGTCTTGTGCAATATTAATTTATGAAAATGAGGGGGATTGGATTAATTGGCATTATGATCATAATTATTATGATGGTAGATTTTTCACATTATTAATACCAATTACAAATAATTTAACTTGTACAGAATTTCAATTTAAAAATGATAATAATGAGGTTAAAAGTATTCAGTTAATTGATAACAAATCAATATGTTTTGAAGGAAATTATTTATATCACAGGGCATCTAAATTATGTAAAAATGAAAAAAGGGTCATGTTATCTTGTCAGTATGTTACAAATAATAATATGAATTTTATCAACAAACTACGACTTAAAATTAAGGATTTTGCTTACATGGGTCAATTGGGTTTTTAATCTATATAAACCATTATCCTTCATTAGATGTCGCCGTCCCCCGGCTGAGGGAGCACATTAAGGCGGGTGCGGTGTCGGCCTGGGACCTCTACGGTGGAGGTGACATCTCAGCCAACTTCACGTGTGAGCACGTGTTCCCCATGTCCCAAGTACTTTTTATCCCACCCTGGTGGGTGGGGTTGGTTGGTTTTTTATTGTTTGTGAATTTATTGGGGTCTTCTTCATCAGTGTCCGTGTGCGGTGTGCATTGCAATGTGCTTGCAGTTCGTTCCTCTAGACGCACACCGGTACTGGTAATGCGGACAGGTGCACGAGTGCTTATCAGTTTTGGGATCCCAGCAGATGGTGTACTTACCAAACGGCGTATACAACGGCTTAGAACGGGTATGTTCTGCGTGTTGTATCTCTTGAAAGTCTTTCTCGACCGCTTGTTCCAACTGCTTCTTCAGCAGGGCAAGCATCGTCGTCTTGCTCCCGATCGGACATTTGACGGTGACGTAGTAGGAGGAGTGCGACATGGTTCTGGTCTGGTTTGTGATTCGTGGCCACTACTCCCTCCTGTAGATTCTAAGCACTATTGATCTGGTAAAATAGTGTGAGCACATATAGTAAAAACTGCTCAATCATTAGACCTTAGAATCTACAAGTCCTTTAGAGAAAGAATAAAAATAATAGAATAAAGATGACACCCGAAGTAAACCGTCGATGGAACAACGAGGGAGTCTTGCTCACGGAGACCTGGTATATGGAAGGGGATCGGCATCGCACCGACGGTCCGGCAAAACGTATGTGGGACAGTGAGGGAGTACTGATCAACGAGCTCTGGTATATGAACGGAAATTTGCATCGCACCGACGGTCCCGCAAACAAAAAATGGAACAGTGAGGGAGAACTGCTCTACGAGAACTGGTATATGAACGGAAGGTTGCATCGCACCGACGGTCCCGCAAACCGGCTATGGAACAGTGAGGGAGAACTGCTCAGCGAGACCTGGTATATGAACGGAAAAGCGCATCGCACCGACGGTCCCGCAAGCCGGCGATGGAACAGTGAGGGAGTACTGCTCAACGAGATCTGGCGTATGAACGGAAAGTTGCATCGCACCGACGGTCCCGCAAACCGGATATGGAACAGCGAGGGAGCACTGAGAATAGAGGTCTGGTATATGAACGGGAAAGTCACCACAGGTGAGGCGTTGAGACGTATCCAGACCCTTCGCAGTGGGAGAGCAAAAGTGATGCGCTGTTCGCGCCTCCTTGCTGTGGCATCTGCAGTACCTTCTGTGTCATTTGACACCCTCGCCATAATAGGAGGGTTCTTAATATAAAGATTATCGACAAAAAACATAAAAACACAACCCCCCCAATTTTGGGGGTATAAAAAGACACGTGGGGATTGACGGAATATGGAATCACTCTCTCGCGTTAATTCCAAAAATAATTATAATTGTTAAGGATATCAGAATAACAAATATGGGTGGTGGACTAATGCAACTCGTAGCCTATGGCGCACAAGATATTTACCTTACCGGCGAGCCTCAGATTACCTTCTTCAAGGTGGTCTACCGTCGTCACACCAACTTCGCTATTGAGTCAATCGAGCAGACCTTCACCGGTTCCGATGACCTCGGCAAGAAGGTTTCGTGCGTAGTATCGCGCAATGGCGACCTCGTCAACGGCATTCACCTCGAGGTGGTGCTTCCAGTGCTTTCTGGCACTACCGCTTACACCCCAGCTGTGGGTCACGCTCTTATCCAGTCCGCTGAGATTGAGATTGGTGGCCAGAAGGTTGACAAGCACTACGGTGAGTGGCTCGAGATTTGGGATGAGCTTACCGCTTCGGAGGAGAAGTCTTCGGGTTACATGGACATGGTTGCTAAGGATGCGACTGTCATGCACACTGGTGGTGAGACTCTTTACATCCCACTTCAGTTCTGGTTCAACCGTAACCCAGGACTTGCCCTCCCCCTCATTGCCCTCCAGTACCACGAGGTCAAGGTGCTCATTGAGTTCCGTCCTTTCGCTGACCTTCTTGTGGAGAATACCGGAGGTACCATCACTGGCAAGGGTCTCACCTCGGATGGTGTGGCCAGCGAGTTCCAGGCTAAGCTTTACGTAGACTACGTCTACCTCGACACCGAGGAGCGTCGCCGTTTCGCCCAGATGTCGCACGAGTACCTTATTGACCAGCTCCAGCACACTGGCGCTGAGACTGTAGACTCTGGCAACTCGTCGCTTCGTCTCAATTTCAACCACCCCGTCAAGGAGCTTGTGTGGGTGTTCCAGTCGCAGGCTGACATTGACAAAAACGACCGTTTCAACTTCGGTACCAAAGGCAAGGGTGTAGAGGTCCTCAAGGATGCTACCCTCCTCCTCAATGGTCATGAGCGTTTCAGCAGCCGCCCAGCTAGCTACTTCCGTCTCATGCAGCCATACCAGCATCACACCCGCGTACCCGCGAAGCCAATTTACGTGTACTCCTTCGCCCTGCGCCCCGAGGAGCACCAGCCATCTGGCACCTGCAATTTCTCGCGTATTGACAATGCCTCCCTCAAGATTAACACCGAGTCGGCTTTCAGCGGCAACGTGCTCGTATACGCCGTGAATTACAATGTCCTCCGCATTGTCTCTGGCATGGGCGGTCTTGCTTACTCGAATTAAGCGCTTTCAAATAAAAATTAGAAACAAAATAAAAATTAGAAAATTGAAAATAAAAACTGAAAAAAATTATCAAATGTTAAGAAATTGTATGGTTATTATATAGGAACTTACGATTTATCAGAGGGAACATGAAAAAGTCCAATGGGCTTAAAGAGGCACACTACCAATACTATAGTTATATAGTTTTGATAGTGTAGTACTGCGGCGCGTGTCTAATAAATACGACCCCTTCGACTATTCTTAGAGGGAATAAATGAGCACGAATGATGATATTGGTTATATCACCATTCGTATAATTTACTTCGGTTTCAATTAGACTCGTCCCCTTTATATTTGTGCAACCTCAGATGTCTAGCACCTTCGTACGAATCTAACCTTGGGTGTTGTAGATCGTTGTAGTTCAAAATGGCCTGAACGGCAATGTTACGATCCGACTCGATCTTAATACGGGCTTGCGACGCGTGTGCCCAGCAAGCCCCACAGTACAGAGGGATATTCCGATTAAGCACTTTAAAAACAATTGTCGACATGTCGTTGTTAGTAATATATATTTTTATCGCTTGACTGGGTCTTGATACTAAGGACTCAAGAGAGGTTTGTAGTTTTTGACGTAGTACGCGTTCACTCCGAAAAGTTCGAATAAAAGGTGCGCGGTGGCTCCGGTGATGAAGATTCCTTTGATCATAGGTTTGACGTGTTTGGATGATATTGATTCGCCCGAAAGTAGATTGATGCCCAATGAAACTAACACAAGGGCGATACCAACGAATATCATTTCAAAGAGAAATTGCATTTATAGTATGTTAAGAAAAAAAATCTTGTTCAAATATAAATATGAAGGGGACATTAAAGGAAGTAATCGATTTTTTGAAGAAAACACCTGGTGCTCCGGTGCCTTGTAAATTTAGAGCAGGAGTCCCTATATTCGTGAGAAATATGCAATTCAAAAAGTTCGTGGAGACCGCGTACCAGGGCGCGAGGAAGAAGGACATAACAAATTATACACTAGGTGAAATTTTGAAAATGCTACACGACCAGGGGATGCTACCATGTGGTGTCAAGGTAAAACTGCACAGGTTTATAGCTGAAATGACTCTGGGTGAAGCGAAGGAAGCAGTTGCCAAATTGGAACTGAAGGCACTAGCAGGGATATCCCGTAAAAACTTGAAGCTCATGCAGGTAAAAGATATTGTGACTATGGTGAGCGTTCTTCGTAGAATTCCGAAGCATTTGAAACGGGTGGCTAAGAAGCGAATGGAAGATCTGAATGTAACTGACGTACTACAAGTTATGGAAAAAATGGGCGCGATTGATGAGATTCCGAATGTTCCTGTGTATCTGGACTTAAAAATATCGAATATCGCGAACTTTGTCAAGTATGGGTCAAAGAACTACCAGGATATGGATATGGAAGAACTAATGATGCTTGTTCGACTTTTTTTACAAAAGAATATTTAAAATGATATCGGTACTATAAAAAGAAATGTCTGATTACTTGTGCAAAAACAATCGCGACACCATAGAGAAGTGGTTTTCAACTAAAATACATGATGTAATGACTATCGTAAGTGATTACGCAAGGACAGGGAAGGAGGAAACACCTGAGAGTTCCTTATATGTTTGGAAGTCGCTTGTAATTGCGAAGTCCTTAGAAATTTTCGATTTCACAGTGCATCGTGATGAGGTTGACATTGCAGATTATGCGATAGAAGTTCTGGGGTTCGCGTGTATAATAATAGCTTACAAAGTATATATGGGATATGACTATATATACGAAGAGGACAAGTTTCTAAAACGCGTTGCCAAAGAAATAGATACTGAAATGCCTTTGTTTCTTGTGGTTAGGCAGATAAAGGAAGTAGAGGTGGACCTACTCAAAGCCACTCTGTTTGACCTTGATAACAAGATAATGTTTCACTAAATTAAAATGACTCGTATAAAGTATCTTTAATTTTGTTCAATCGGTTCTACACCTGGTAGTTAACGATGAAACTCATATTTTTTAGCTAAGCTTGCTGTTGGCATCTAGAACATTCACTGCAGACATATACCCTCTTGGGTTTTGGAATCTGTAGTATATCTCAGAGGGTAGGGTAGTTTTGATGAAATATTTATTTCTTTTCATGTATTTTCCTGGTTTGCCTTTTGGTAATGATATCTTCAATTCGCCTTCACCATCTACTTTACCAACACCCATATTGGAATAGTCTCCGAACGCCTCACGGGAAGTTTTGTGCACTGTGTCGGAGGGCAACGCCGCCCAGTACACAACTTTCATGCCGGGTTTCAACCGTTTAACCAAGTAATCGAATTGACCGGTTGTACTCCGACGAGATGTGGTCCCCAGCATGCCAGCTGGCATCCACATCTCACCCTTATGGGGTTGGTTAAAGAACTTTTTCCTAAATATATACAGAGCGGCAATGCCAACAACGATATATACTAGATTAATGAAAGGAACAATCGCAACCGGATTGATACCCGATATGCCTTTGATTCCCCAGAGAACTCCACCAATGAGTATCAAAATGTATGCAAGAGCATCTGAACCATGTGAGAATTCTAACATCTTGTACTCTTTTTCTTCCTGTATTTTATTCTGTATTTTCGAAACTAGGCTCATTTTGATATCCTTAGTAAACATAATATTTATGCTAGAATAAAGTTCTCTACGGAGTCCAGCATATCGTTTAGAAGAAGGGAAAGCATCACATGACCAGCTATCAACCCACGTCCAAATTGAGAAAAACGACCAGTTACATCGTCAGGCTTTTGTGCTGTTATTTCACCAAGTCCAAGGGTACTTGTTACAATGACAGAAAAATACAAGTAATCCGTGAATGTTCTATCATTTTTTTGCTTGCTGATCCCAGTGAAATACGAGATCTTTCTCTCTTTATCTATAAAATAGTAAATACAAGCAAACATTACAATAATTCCGATGTTCAACCCAAACCATGAACTTGCCATTCTAAACAGGAATGTCTTGAAACCCATTTTTTTTGCCAGACCTACTGTAGGGAGGGCAAACAATTTCCCAACCAACGGTGTCAAATATTTGGCGACTATCATTTACAGGTTTAAAACATATTAATTAGTCTTTTTTATACATTTTTTAGGGTATGCTTCTTCCGAACTTCTATTTTTTAAAAGTATCAGACCTTTGCTCGCTCTATGCGACCTGAGGAATTTGACCGTATTATTGAATGCCAAAAAATTTGTTTCGCGAATTCTGTACAATTGGTAGCACCTGTTCTTCCGTTTGTTGGTGAAGACTTTGGATAGAAAAGCCTTCAAGTCTTCGGGTGACGCTAACTCATTTGCGCGTTTTATCAGGTCTATTTCTGTCGTGATAGACTCTTTCATGAGTCTTTTCAGAAAGTATGGCCCAATATACTTTATACCTATAGTGCTCATTTTTAGTTGCGAAGAAAAAAAACTAATTACATTCTCCATCTCTTACCGCAGCTTGGACGCAAGCATGTCAAAAACACGGTCATGGGTTCGTCTGCCGAACGTGTCTGGCGCTCTACGTAGTCCGTTTTTTTACACTTACACTTTGGACAAGCGTACATACCATCTGCCTGAGTTTCCCAGTTCTTATCATTATAGTGCAGTTCGTAGTGTTGGCGCTCTCGCAGAATCCTGGCGCTTTCCGGGTCAAGTTCATCTGGTGTCAAAAATGCCAATTGTTGCGGTAAAATTTCAGCGGATTCGAGTCTTTCGATGACACTGTTGGCATTCGGTGTAAATTTGAGATTAGATGAGACCCTTGTTGTAATACGTGTGTAAATGCGGCGCATTTCTTTGTGTTTCCATGTCTTCGGTATGTTTTCCTTTTTTGCCTGGTGTAGGCTGGCGTTCCATATTCCTCTTTCGGTATTTACGCTCCATCTTTGTATTTCACTTTCACAGTATTCGAAGCGCTCTCGAAAAATCCTTCCAAATTTACCCCTTATTTTGGTTCTAGTATGTTCCATGGCTGTATTATAGTCTCCCGTCTGAAGGAAGAAATACACTTGTTCTCGTTCCAGAGCAGTTTCAGCAAGTCTTTCCGGGTCGGATTGTCTCGCCAGTGGGTTGTAATGGTTTGTTTTGACCGAATTCCGAATTAACTCAAGACCTTTGTGAATGCCTTCTTTTTGACTCTCGACTACTATAAGTTCTTCAGAGTTGAAGTTTCGTTGTTTTAGAGGAGCCAAATTGTTTAATTTTTGAAACAATTCCTCTGTAATTATTTTTGTACATGCTCTATTTCTCTGCACCATCGTAAATGCCCCATTCGGGTTGTTCTCATCAACGAGTTTTTGGATGTGAAGGATCTCTTTGGCAACGGCCATTGTAGACGTATTTCTCGGTATATTCAAAAAAGTAATATTCTCTTAAGTCAGATTGTTTTTGCTTTTTAATTTAAATATTTAAAGTCAAGCTTTAATAGTTATATATAATATTATCCATTCAATGTCTGATACATGCTCGATAAAACCGTGTGGGTTTTTGAATTTTGGCAATACATGCTTTTTGAATACGGCTTTGCAGATATTGAGGAGTAGTACAAGATTTCGGACGAAACTTTCAAGAGTAAGCACGGATGTGGCTAGTTTGTCAGAGCATGATAGGTTTACGAGAGAATACCTTCGCCTACTCCGACTTAAAACATCCGTAGCAATACCTTTGAATCTCAAAACATTCCTTGGTCATATCTACAGTGACTACGGCACCTCAAATCAACAAGATACAAATGAGTGTATACTACGGATTCTTGATGTACTAGAGAAGTCATTTGCCACCACAATCCCAGAACGAAATTCTCAACCCCTACTGAATGATAGTGTTCCTCCCGACAAACTCCTTCATAGATGTAGCAATTTCGCTTGGAATATGAGTACCAATAGGATATGCGAAGCTACTCGAATTTTCTATGGTCAATATAGATCGATTATAACGTGTAGGAACTGTAGGCAAGAAAAAAACCACTTCACCCTCTTCAACTCTCTTCCATTACTTAATACCAGGGAGGGGATATGTAAGAGTATAACCCATCTCGAATCCATGGAGTACATAAGTGACTACGCATGTGAAAGATGTAAAAAGAGTACGAGTATTAAAAAACGGAATCTCATATGGAAGTTGCCACGGGTGTTTTTGCTTCAGGTACCACTGAAAGGTATGAGACAACTCGATTTCGACTTATCAATACAAGAGCGATGGTCCGGCAAAACCAGAAAGTATACCCTGAAGGGTCTAGGGTGTCACCATGGAAACACACCAGATAGCGGTCATTATTACTCCTTTGTAAACTATACAGACTGGTTCTCAGTAAATGATGAATCAGTATGCAAAGTTAGTCCAAGCACTATAAGTGAGCACGTTTGCAATGTTTATACTATTTTGTATGAAAAACTAACATAGACCCTTTGCCATTTGCGCTTTTTTCCCCTCCTTTGTGTGCGTATGAACAAGGTTGTTGAGTCCATCCTCGAGGAAGAAAGTGTTCTCAATTCTACTCAGCTCTGGGGGTAGGACCAACCAATTGTACATATCAACAACCGTGACGTTGAACATGGGAAAATCGGATTGTACACTACACGCAGCCTGTTTGGCTTCTTCTATTGTATCATAGGCTTCAAAAATCTTAATAGCGACGTCAGAACTTTTAGGGTCGGGTACAACACTCACAACAGAGAACTTTTGTCCCTCTTGGGCCACAGAGACATTCTGATTCCACGGAGACCTCACTACATCGGGGACTTTCTCTTCTTTAGAACCCTCATAAGCATCTGGATACATGAGCGGTTCGATGGTGACCCCTCCAGAAACGTCTTCACCCTTCGTTTCCTCATATGCGTCTGCGTTCTCTACACCGGAGATGTCATCTGTTTCTTTCAAAAGTTTTAGACGTTCCACTTCTGCGTTCGCGGCTGAGACACTTTCCAGAACTCTGTTGTCATAGGTATCTTTTTCAATTTCCTGGGAGATCACGTAGTCAGTAAGTAGTTTGTAAAGAGCATCGTCGTGTTTTACCTGTGAGGTCATATTATCCTCCTTGGGTGGAAGTAAAAGCCAGCAGTGCATTTCTACCGAATAACAGGCAAAATCGGTAGAATGTTTTGTCTGCATTTCTTTGATGTATTCATTACAGGCTTGTAGGGACGGTTTGTGACCGCGGAGCATTATCTGTAGTTTTTCATGTTTTTGAGGCAGGTCAGGACCTATGAGACTAACGCTGGCATATGATTGTCGCAAACCGCTAGATTGCGACTTTTTTAACAAATCATCTTTTTGGAACTTGGCATATACATCTTTTGTCACCTGTTCTGGAGTTCTACTAGACATGATTAATCCAGTATGGAAGTTATCCTTAATTACTGTAGCTAGATTTTGGTTTTAGAGGCTTGGCTTCGGTCTTGTAGTTGAAGGTAATAGTTGTTTTACCCTTTTTGACTATTTTGGGGTCCTTTATTCTTTTAGTTCTGTACATGAAAGTTTTTCGTTTGCTCCCCCGTGTGATTTCTTGGATGGTGATGGTGTATGCGCACCCACCTTTGGTTCCTCCCAATGCTTTGCAGAGTTCATTGTGAGCTTTCTTAGCAGCTGCCTGGGGTGCTCTGCTGTGGTACTCACCGAATGTTTTTTTTTTGCGTGGCAGTTGTACGCCGGAAACTTTTATGACAGTGTATGTTTTCATGGGTTGGGACATTTGTTATTATTATAAGGGATTGAGAAAATAAATACGGGGTTTAAACACTTGCGTGGAATGGCCAGTTGAGGTCTTGACAGATTCTCTTCCAGATTTGGTCTTGACAAAAGTTTTTGTCGCGGGATTTCAGTAATGGAAAATGAACGCAGAGTTCACTTTTGTCAAGAATTAGACATAGTTTATGGATCGTGTAACTGTAACTAAGGAAATTTTTGCGATCAGAGGGACAGTGTCGCTCGAAAGGTTGTTGAATTTCGCTGAACATTTGTAAAATTTTTTCTTCAAGGTCTTTCGAAAGTCTTGGTGGTTTTTTCCCAGTCAGTTGGCATATGATGATTGTAATGTGTTCGTAGTATTTGTGTTTGCCTAGTTTTTTTAGATAGCGTCTTACCCTGGCAGTGGTAATATCCTCAGCGGATTCTATTCTCTCTTTCCTGAGTTCTTTTATCAGGGCGTCTCTCAATTCGGTAGGGATGTGTGTAGTTTGTTTTGCTTGGAGTTGTGTCAAGTACTCTCTGAGATGGTTGATTCTTTTATAAGCGAAGGGGCTCAGAATTTGAACTGTGTCCAGATATTCTGGTGTGCCTATACTATCTTGGTAACTTTTAGCGAGACCGCAATTAGGGCATATAGCTTCAGCGAGTCGAGTGTCTACGAAAGTTGGAATGTTGCATACCTCACATGTGTCAAAGTTGACACCTGCCTCGATTCCAGTGTCATCATATATAGTCTCATGGCATTCCTCCATGTATCTATTATATTTCTCACCCTTGTTGTCGCTTTTACTGTGAGTTATATATCCATTCATGGACGTGTCTTCTCCTTCTGTATCTTTTCCGGGTTTCGTTAAATGTTCTTTCGTAAGGAACTTCATAGCTTTAAGGAGATAGTTATTTTCATCCTCTCGAGAAATTATTTTGTGTATTTCACAACAAAGGTCATCTTTTTCCTCTTTCAAAACCATCATCTCCCGTCGTTGAAGCGACGTTCCCTTCTCAAGTTTTTCAATGTCTTTCAAGCGCTCTTGCTTTAACGGTAATGTTGCGTAGTAAGTTTCGAAAGACTTGAGTTTTTTTAAGTGCTCAAAATGCAATGTACCACGTGCATCTTTGTGGCAATTATTCTTGCTCAATTTTTTACTCACTATCATTGGTTTGACGTTGAATTAAATATCTATATTATATAATAATACCTTAAATGGATGCCCTTTACAGCGCAATAAATCGTCGCGATAGTGAGCCACTAGCTTTGCTTTTTTTCGATAATGAAAATTATGTTTTTTTGGAAAACTACGTCACCACTCGTGTAAGTCGAGATACCGGTTCAAATCTAGCAAGCCAAGAACCGCGAGCGTTCGTGGCATTGATGGAATATATATATAATAATTATTCCGCATGTAATCCAGATTTGCGAAGTAACTTACTTGAGTTGAACAAGTTGTTTTTGAGACACGCTATCAAGAAAGTGACATTGGGTTATGAGGATTATAGGAAATATTATAAGGATGCGAGTACTCTGAGAGTGCCTGGCGACAGACCGGTGAATAGCAGTTCCAAAGGATCAAAAGGTTTGCAAGAGCGTTTTACTTACTAATTTTTTTTGTTTTTTCTTTCAAATGGCATTGTACGCAGAACCTCAGAGGACACCACAGGGTCTATCGGGTAGAGCACTCCAGAAAATCACTGTGAAAACGCCATTATTGGAGATAGTTGAACATACGACAACTTATTTAATATTAAGGAATGATTCTGATGAGTTTAAGCAATGGCTTATTACGTTAAGGAAAAAGAATACCGAATGGTTTCGCACTTACTGTCCCCGGAACAAGCAAACACCAGATGCGATATCTGACACGTTTAAAATTACACTCACTGACCAGACAAGATATTACAAATCTGTCGATGGCAAAAATTACATATCCAGTCTAAGCGAGTTTGTTCAAGGAATGTCGTGTAAATGTTTAATTTCTACACCTCTCATATGGGTTGGTAAGGAATACTACGGCAATACTTGGAAACTAGACCAGGCAGTCATATTGCGTCAGAGGGAACCATAAAATTCCGATGGTCATAAATAATAATGGAGAGAAACTACACAGATTTTAATAGTTCCGAATTTACGATTGGTAATCTTAAGGAAAAAAAGTCGAAAAAGTATTTGACAATTGATCTTGGTCGGAATTTTCAGACCCCTCTGGTGAGTACCATGGAGGCCATCGACTTCGACGACAAAACGATTAATAGTGTGTTTCTCAAGATAGACCCCAAGGAACGCAAAAGTAAAAAGTTTATTTCATACATGAAGCAATTCGACAACTACCTACAGGAAGCAGTGGCACTCTCCCTGTATGACGGGGAACCGCCATCGGACTTCGAAGAACGCATGAACACCACCATCTCCAGTAAGGGCAACATGAAGGTGTTTTTGAGCAGATCGAAGGCTAATAAGGAACTGACTCTTAAACTGGTGGATAAAGACAATACAGTTCAGGACATAGACATGCTCGCCGCTGAGACATCCCTGATTGGAATTATCTTGTGCACTAAAATTATCATAAGCAATGATGAAATATATCCGCAGTGGGAAATTACCATAGCAGCCCCAAAGGAGAAAAAAACAAAATCAGTACCATGTATCATTCACGATGATTCCGATTCTTCGGATGATGAATATTGCGAGTAAATCGTGTAATTAGCAAAAAAAAATATCCTGGACCTTGATAAAACAATATGGTTACCTCTGGTGAAAAAGCAATTATCGTAGCAGCCATCATTTTCGTATTGTACTTCTACTATACCACCCAAACTAAGAGATTCCTCTCGCAGGCCGCCGGAACCATCGGAAAAAGCGTAAAGAAGGCTGCAAAAACAGCAGAGATGGTAATGCCCACTCGCGCACCCTTTTCCCAGTCTCTAAACACTCTACCGGCCATTCCGACTACGCACCAAACGGGCCCTCCTGATTTTCTTGTAGCAGGAGCCAACGCTGCGATGGAGCATTTCGCCCAGGAGGACAACGAGGCATGCAAGCAGAACCCATCTTTGTGTCAAAAATTCACCCAGGAGGGTGATATGATGACTACCGTTCCGCCAGTCTCGAGTTCGTGCCCTACCTTTTCGGATCAAATCAAAGCAGCGCGTTTCCGCCCACAACTTACAGGAGATAACGAAGCTATGACTATCCTTGGTGACGAGAACCCTTATCACGAGGCCGTGTCCCAAGACAAGTCATACGAGTGGGAAACCAACTTTCAGAACGACGTCCAGTCAGCGCAGCTAATTACTAGTATTGAGAACGACCCAACACGTAAATTTGTGTCGACCCCGCCACAGGCGACGCAGAACTCGAGCATTCGCGCCGATGAGAAGATCGCGTACGATCCCGCCGCCGCATGCATTCTGAGTTCAAGTTTGACGCGGCTTCAGTCGAACCAGGGGCTTTAAAAAACTAAATTGAAATAGTGCTTAAGATTATATTTATTTAAATGTTACAGTAACATTGAACTAAATTGATTAGCAAGAATGGAATCCGACCCCGACCTAGTGCCAGGCATAGAATGTCTTATGGAAATTATACAGATGGTTCCAGAGAAAGTTTCTGAGGAATGTGAAGTAGAACTGCGTCTTGGATACATTGAAACCGACGATGAGTTGAATATAAATAAATTTGATAGTAACGCGGGTGAAGCATATTTTGGTAAAGTGTTGGAGACCCTCCATAGTTTCAAAAAGTGGAATAGGGTTGTGGAAAATCAGCGATCTACGGATTACTACGCGAATGCTCTACGATTGACGGTAGAGGAAGATGGTTCTAGAACGTGTATTATGAAGAATCGGATACGCAATATTGATTTTACGTATGATAGTACTCCGTTCGATATAAGGATCTCGTTGAGTCAGGAGATGCCTAGGAATGTATCAGACTTTCCAACGGAGGAGAGGATGATCACGAAAACGCGACACAAGACTAGGACAAGTTTTTATTTTGATTTTTGGAGTTTTGATCTCACCGAAGTGAAAACGTGTTGTAAAGAGTTGGAGTCGGTCTCGTATGAGATTGAGATTGAGTTACACGATGTCCACAAGGCTCTGCGCGAAATCTCGGGCGATAGGACAGTAATGTGGGTTGCGCATGGCACCTTACTGAAATTGCGACAGCTTGTTTTTATGTGTGAAGACCCTTCAGAGGAACCCAGTATGATTATAATGCAGGATAAAATGGTAAATAAAATAGTGACGACGAAAAGAAATTTATCGTTTGACGAAACGGAGGAACCTCTCTAGTCTTCTTTAGTTTTAGGTGCTAGACAGTACTGAAGTTTTCCGAGGTTTCCCACATAGTAAACAAGAATAAGTGGAAAACTGTTCATTAGATACAGTTCTACGATGTTACTCAAATTTGTTGATTTTGTAAAAAGATTAAGATACTTTAGGGCATATTGCCCTATAATTTCTTCGTCGTCTTTTTTGTTATTAATGCTCATTCCGTTGTTCGTTTGTTTGATACGAACGCACTGCGAGGCAAAGTCACCGTCCGCCTGCAGTTCGAGCATATTTTTGCTACTTTTAATAATTAATTTATCGCTAATCACACTAAGGTCTCGGCAGTATTTCTGAAAATCTACACTAGGCATATTTATTTGACTGTCAAACGCAATATCGGGTATGCGGTAAATGTCTTCGTTGATATCCAAAAGTTTAAGCATACTATCGGTCGAGGTATTCTTATTTTCATTACTAAAATTGATGTGCAGTTGAAAGGGAGTTTTCTTATAAATAGTGAAACTTACAGTGTCGTGACTGCCTATGGTTTTTATTAGTTTAAATAGGCTGAGCATATTCACACCAGCCACTACATCGTCTCTACAGCAGTGATATTTTTCAAATTTGTCTCCATCTAGTTTTACATGAACACAGGAACACTTATTTCCATCCATAGCAGTAATTTTCATACCATGCTTATCGAAATGCAGGTTTACATCGTTCAGTATTTCCTTTAGACTTTCGAATAAGCATTTCATAGTGGTTCCCTGAACTGTGTGAATTTGGACAAGTATGTTTTCATCTGAATCTAGTTCTGCCATTATTGTTTATAACGAATGCTTCTTTTTCTTAAATTGGTACGCAAAAATTACCGTCAATCTCATCTTCCATGAATCCATTTCTCAGTACTATATTACAGGTCCGACCATCTATATTTGGGTATATATCCTTTATAGTAAGTTCTTCATTGTGGCAGCGGTGATTCCACCGTATGACACTATCCAAAATACTCACCTCTCCTTGGGTCGTATTCAAACTGAGCATCAGAATCGGCTTCGGTGAAGAGTTACGGATCACTATCATACCGGTCACGCCTTCTTCTCCCTTCCTATAGGCAATTCTGTATCCCGATAGTAGATCTCTTAATCGCGAGAACCCCCGTATAAAGAAATTTGCCAGACCCCAAGGTAAATAATCGGATAGGTACAAAAAAGTCCTTTGAATTTCCATTTGATTTAAAGCTTTACAACAGAAAAGATTATATATGAATATACGACGCCGCGGTAGAAGAAAAAAGAGCGAAATAGTCAAGTTCTCCATAATTGACACGGAGGACGAGAAACAGAAAGTCACCTTCAACGAATCTGAAATATATGACAATCAGAGGCAAAAAACCAACATATCGTTTGGAGAGTTGCAGATTGTCGTCCATTCTGCGGAAGATGACAAGAACAATGAGAGTGAAAGGAAAAAATACAGACCCGAAGAATTTAATATATTCACTTCCAGTGAAGAAATCCTACTTGAGACAAAAACTTGCGCACTTGATTGTGCTAGCGTAGTGGGCAGCTACCCACTACTCACTACTGACGAATCTCCAGTAGAAACAAAAAAAGAATCTAAAATCGACCATAAAGTCCTAAATACTTCTAATAAAGTGTTACGCACAATTCGCACGGAGACTCAACTGGAAAGTCAGTTACCTACTGAGTCTAAGGATTGGTGCTGGTGGTGCTGCCATTCGTTCAAATGTCGGCCTGCTTTTTTGCCGACAAACTATGATTCTATGCGGGATCGCTTCTTTGTGAAGGGTAACTTCTGCAGTTGGAATTGCGTGAAGGCTTACAATCTTGATAGAAAAGACAGTAAGTGGCCACACAGATCGATGTTGATAACGTTGCTGGTGAAGCAACTCGAAGGAAAAATGAAGGATATAAGGTGTGCCCCTCCGCGGGAGATGTTGAAAAACTTTGGAGGAGGACTGACCATTTCTGAATTTCGGGAAAACAACTTTGCTGTAGAGTATGACAATAACTGCAAGGTTGTTTACTCCAAGACAAAGTTTTCTTCTCGTAAGAAAATTTAACCTACAAGATTCTCAACAACCAGAACGGAAAATATAGATACAAGTACGAGATGAAGAATATTTTCTAGTCTCGCATTTGACGTAGCTTTTTGTGAAAAAGGTTGTGTCTTCCTACGAGAGGTATGGGGACTGGTATGTGCTCCAGCGTACGCCGTAAACGCTTCGATGCGTTTTTCAATATCATTGAACTTATCCAAAATGGCATTCTCAGTGCCCTTCGGTTGTTTAGATCCTTTGGAGTTATTCTCACTGTCAAAATATGGGTCATTCGTACAGAATTTCGATGGTTGGAGCGGAGCGGGGACATGTGAGACAGTCCCTGATGCTGTCCAGTCCCCCGGACCATAAGCATCTGAGAGACTACAGTATGGCATTTTTCAAGACTTTGTAAGATGCCAATATTATTATTTTAAGGAATTCATCTCTTTTGTTTCGTGGGTACGAACTTGATATCCTCGTCGTCACTACTGTCATTTGTGTATTCGCTACTCCCCGCGTCACTATCGTCGTCCGACTCCACACCGACACTGGGTGGAGTAATTTCCAAAGGCTGCTTCGGCTCAATCAGAGACTGCTTAGGTTCAAACTGCTTGAGCTGGTCTGGGCGGATACTGTTCATAACATTTTTCATTACGTTCTCTAGCATTTCTGGGTTCTCCTGTCCCATACTGTTCAGAATACCTACAGGATTCTGCAAGATACTTTTCGAAAGGTGAAACATGAAACCGCTACCGGCGAGAGTCATAAAGAGTTCGACTTCGGGAGCCACCTCTACGCTCTTTCCATACTTTTCAACAAGCCCAAGGAGAGACTTATCGTAGTCGTCAATGTTTTCCATCACTGACTCTGACCAGCCCTCGAGTTTGGCCTGTATTGGGTCAAATCTTTTGTTAGCGAACTCGAGACCAGTAACAGCAGCCATCAGTGCTTTTCGTGCAAATTTGAGTCCAGCCTCGTTGTTGAGTTCCTTAGTAAGTCTGGAATACTCGAATTCTAGATCCGAAATTCTAGATTTGACTGTAAAGGACTTGGAAAGCGATACTCCTCTTCTCTCAAGTTGGTGGAGTTTAGAAAGTAACTCGTATTTTCTCTGTTTTTTGCGGTGTTTGCTCGATGTGTTTTGGACACTCCCGTCCTCGCTGCTTCCCCCGCTTGCGCTGGAGCTGCCCGAATTGGACGAAAGTTCACTTGCGGAATCATCTAAGGAATGATCGCTCATTTCGTCTACAAGACCTTCTGGAAGTCTCTTGTTTGGATTGACAAAGTCTTCCATGTCACTGGCAATAAATGCTGGTGGCTTGGTGGGGGATGAAAAACTGACCTTAGGTTTAGATCGAACTTCTACAGAATCCGAATCATCGGACCCATCATCTCTTATAATTTCAATTTTCTGTCTATCGATGCTCTTCGGCATTTTGATACTTCTGTTCACACCCTCCGTACTACGTTTTACCTGAATGTTCATTTGACTAAAGCCTGTATTTTTTTCGCCATCCCGAGAACGCGATAAGATTGACATGAGTCCATCGTATGCCATTTCACCGAAATAGGGTTTGTATTGACAGCGTCATTTCCTTATATTATTCCTGAAACGGCCTCAAGTATTATTTCATCTAAAGGATAGTCATCTTTGATATTTGGATATAGTTCACAAACCTTTCTATGAACCATTGTTTCAATGGTCTCCGCTTCCTTCCCCAAGAAGGCTTCAATTGACGAAACTTTTGCTTCTGTGTTCAAGAACTGCTTCACAATCCATACTACATTGTTTTCGTTGAACTTTTTTGCTCTCTGTTGTTTCGCTGTAGGCTTTCTGGCAACTCGTCGGCACGGAGCAGCATTGAGAATTCTTTGTACGTAACTCACTCCCTGAAGGTAACTGTCAGCAAGATCGTCCTTTTTCTTGTGAGAATTGAAGAACTCCAATAATACACTTCCTCGTTTCTCGAGTTCCCGTTGGGTCTGTCGAATAGCCATTTTCTTGTGCTCACGGTATTTCTTATTTTTGGGAACATTCGCCAATTCCGAATAGTCATCACAGAGTTGCAGTTTGTATTTAGCACTGTAGAATGATACTGAGGCGGTGTGTGAACTGTCTACCTTACCCCTAATGGTGAAATATGTTTCCAAAGCGATGCTCAAGCATCTCATTTGTGGATTGAAGGAGGGTTGCTTTTCTATAACGACGTGGTTAGCTTCGACCCCTTGGAGTTCGGTATCAAGGACCTCAACCATATTTTTTATTCCACCTATTTCCAATACATTCCAGTAAGTGATTTCTGCCGACTCGTCTAGTAGACAAAGAGCAAGGTTTTTTTTACCTACGTCTATACTGAGAACATTCATTATTAAGGACTGTCATCATAATCTTAAATGCCCCATCGGACCTTCATATCTTTTGTTTCTTTTTTTGCCTGTTTTATCTTTTTAGTATGCTTCTTCGCCTTTTTCTTTACGTTCGCTTTGTCGAGTACGGCCAACGCATTGGGGGACCAGTTTATGTATATCATCACGTCTTGTGTCAAGACAGACATGAGTCCATCTTTTTCTATTTTTTTCTGAATTCGACTCGCGAGTTTCTTGTTATCGTATATAGGAAGTCCAGTTGTGAAACTCGGTATGATCATTAAATATTCGAGAACGTTGTTTTCCGCACGTGCCTGTATTTTCCGCTTTGTCAGTTCGTAGAAATATTCGAAGGCTTCGTCTTCTCTTATAAACTTACGTTTCTGAATGCTCAAGAGGTGATTGAGGAATGCTTTATTCCCCTCCTTCATTTGAATATGCATAATTTATTTATTTTATTATTGAAAACTCATAATTTTAGTTTAATTGTCTCAAATAAATATATATCATAAAAGTAATTAACAAACATGATCTCCAAGTTTCTGAAAAGCCCAGAAGCCTCAGCCTTCATTATCGTCTTCGTTCTGTTCGTGATGCTTTCACCGGGCATGGTCGTCAAGATCGACAGCACTGACCCCCGCCAGTGGCGTAACGAGGAGGGTGCCGATCACGTCAAACTCGAATCGGCCGTAGAAGCCATTCTCAGCATGGTTGGTAACTCCTCGAATGTGGGCGCTCCTGCCGCTCAGGTTACCGAAATCACCGCTGTATTGATCCACGCCTTTGTGGCCGCCATGCTTGCTGGTGCCCTTGTAAACATGGCACCTACCAAACTTACCAAAGGTCTTCCTATTTTCAAAAACCTTTAAAAAAAATCTTAGTCAAGATTAATATAACATAATGGCACGTTCAGGAAGTGTAAGTACCTGGGCACAGCAAAAGTTCTCCGAATTGTTAATCCTAGTTATTAAATTCGCAGCGGTGATGGCGTTTTTCATGGTACCGGCCTACTTCACAGCCCTAAAATTTGGATGGATAGACTGGGACATCACTAAAATTGACTGGCAGAAAATCAAGTCCGACGCTACCTCAGATACTGGCAACAGCAGCGCCTTCACACAAAAAGCAAATTTCGGCAACAAATTTAACAAGTACTTCAAAAGACTAGGGAAAGCCATAAAGGGCAAACCAGAACCAAAAAAAACATCATCAACCTTCACAAATGCTGCGGATTTCTAAATACTAAGCAATATTAAATACACCCGGGAGTACTTCCCACGTATATTTATTATTTATCGAATCAATATTACATCACTGTGGATGTAACCTTTTGGTCTACGTCCTACAAACTGTAGTAAAATTTGACAGGCATTGGTGGGGTTATCAATGTATCTCTTCGCGAACGTATACATCAGTTCGCGCTCATTTTTGAAGCGACTGAGGGATGAGTGTTTTTTTAGTAGAGCTAGAATGTCCGAGTACTTCGATAGCATTGCCTCGGTGTTGTCGTTCTGCATTCTTGACAGTCGTAGTGCCATAGAGTTTATCTTTTTCCATACCTCACCTTGAATTATCTGCCGAGAGGTCTCACCGTTATTGCTCGATTTTTGAACACGCATTTTATTTCTCTTGTATCTTGCTTATCTTTAATTACTATATAGGTACCACACATTTTTGGGAACTCCCGAAGCCAGTTTGGTTTTTGGTATACCAATTTCGGTGGAGGTACTTCCGTTTTGGTATTGTAGAGATCGATTCGGCTGTGTTCCCAGGTTCCAGGACTGAACGTTTCCGCACCGCAGTGTTGTGAGAACCAAGACTTCCATTTTTCAATTTTATGTTTGCAGCCTGCGAGTTCCCGGCATGTGGTCAAGTACCTCCTGCTCCATGTTTTTTGGCGAGAGAAAAACGCCTGAACATTTTCGAGGTCTTCCAATTTGTTTCCGGTGTGTGTTACATATACTCGCAATCCCTCATAACTGTCGTTGTATTCCTGGAATTGGGTAAGTTCGTAGCATTTCTTCAAGTAGGTAGCAGTCATGTCGAGGTCTTTTTTAAGAAGGGCTTCGTTAGAGGCGACAAGGTATTGCAATGCATGATCATTTTGAAGTTCATATATGGGTTCGATATGGGTATTGAGTTTACCATCACGCTCATTTATTAGAATCAATTTTTCGTGAGTGGACATTCCAGAATCAAACCGAAGAGGGCTGAAAATTTCCCATACTTCGTCCTCACTATATCCTGGCCATTCTGGCCTCGCACAATCGACTTTGAGTGCGGGTTTGCTACGCTTGTCGTTCATTACCCAGAACGGGTCATCTTCCAACTGTGTCATATAATCGAACGGCCCCATCCTGAAAACACCACGCCTCCGACAATGACACACAGTGCAGTAGAAACCTTTTTTAACTATTTTCCGTTTATACTCGATGAATTTAGAATTGGGAGATTGCTCGGCAACCAAATTTTTAATCTGAGATGGAGGTTTCCAGTTACACAGATGACAACCCGCGGGATCCCAATATGGAGCCGACGTCTGAGAGTAATCTACTCCAGGTAGACCATACTGAATTTTCTTGATCCGATCGTCGTCACTTCGTATGTCCGCCATTGCAGATATCCTATTTAGTCTATAAAACTAACTGATTTTTAATCCTAAGCATTTTATTATTTCATTTAAAAAATATTATTTAAAAACATAAGTTTTAAACAAAACATACACGATGGAGACAGATGATGAGTATTCTGAAGATGAAGGATATGATGTCGTGTGGTGTCACAACTGTGAGAATGAAATACCAACGGCAAATGGAAAATGCGAGACATGCAACAGACAGAGGTTAGTGAAAATACAGGAATACTCAATATATAACACCTTTTGGCAGAAAGAATTTATAAGGAAGGGTGAGTTAGTCCAAACCAAAAGTCTCCAGCAAAAAGATGCCGAACTGTGCTCCTTGGCTAGGCGCATGTTGGTCGCGCGTTCCACCACTACGCGAAAAAAAGTCGATATTTCGGAGATGGTGTGGTTAAGCGATCCTCCACCCAGATCACCACCACCAGAACAGATTCCTCATAAAAAAATTTCAAAATGGACTGACATGTTTTGAATACCCAGTTGGATTGTTCTAGATAACCTTATGCCAAGCGCGAAAAAGGATTTCAAGAATTACCCCGCATCAATTCATTGATTGGTAGTGCCAGAACACAAAGCAATGACCTCGAAAACGTCGGTACATGAAAGTAAGCAGCGGACAATGTCATTTGGACAATAATTGTTGTTAGATTGTAATTGTTGGACCGCGTTTCTTATTTGAAATGTGAACCAAAAAAGACCGGTCCTTGTTGTAAAACATTTTGACCAGAGAACGTAAGTCACCCGATTTGAGTTTTTCCAATCGGGCGATTCTTTTTTGTAAAGATACGGCTTTACCTCGGGAGGCAAACTGGTGTCCGTACGATTTTACAATTGACCTTGTGGACTCGTTCAAGTTTCTAGAAATGTTCTCAATTAATACTTTTCTATTGCCATCCATGTTTGCAGGATTAAAGGTGGCTAATACTCTGTAGACCGCTTCTTTACATTTATCAACATTGCGTGATTGACAATGCCAGGAAACTTTCAATATTGTTCCTTCTGGTTCTACTGCTTGTCTACAACGAACAGAGTACACCATTTTCATACTCCTCCTCAAAACCTTCATTAACAAAGATTCCATCCCCCCTCCTAGTATCAGCCCTATCAGATCCAAAGCATCCCGATCTGCTGGAATACGAGGAGGTGTGTAAAAGACGAGAGAACACTCTGAATTTTTGGTATCTTTCATCTGAACGTGTACTATTTTATTGGTCGTAGGAATCATTCTGGGCACTTTGGAAATCGTCCATTTGGGTGGACTAACCTTCTTTAGACGATTTATGTAGTTGACGGTACGGCTATTCACGTCAGACCCCAGTGATATCGCAATAAACATTTTTCCTGGATAGTTCTCGGTGTAGTAATTTTTTAGCGTTCGCAAAGTAAAAGCCTCGAGATTTTTAAGATGCAATGCGGTGTCGCTACATCGCGCCAAACCAGTGTTTGGAAAGAGTTCCGTAAATATTGCGTGGTCTACACGCTGTGCGTGACTTCCAAGGAGACTAGTCAATTCTTGTTTCACAGCGTTTTTTTCCACACTCAGGTTCCCAAAAGACTTGTTTTCCGCTATTCCTACCAGATGCTCCAAACAATATATGACATGTTCGCTTGGTGTAGAAAACCAATAGTTCCCCCACGCCTCCGAAGTCCCTGCATTCGATTTGATACCTCTTTTACTGGTCTCCTTCATAATTTTATTTGTTGCCATCAACATGTGCTCCAACAGATGACTAATTCCCGTTTTCCCGATCGGTTCGTCCCCACCCCCCGACGTCACATACAGTGCCACTGTTGAATAACCGCGCCCCTTTGGCAAGATTACTATGGGTATCATTTACTATTGCGAAACATTTTTTTTCAAATATTGTAAGTCACTCCTTCTATAACCCATCGCCTATTTGGTTTGAGAATTTCTATTTCTTCTTCAGCGTAATCGGGGTAGAGCGGGAATCCGTATTCACGCAAGCTACTCATATGTCTATGAACGACGCGGTAACTTTTCCCTGCGTCTTTCCCATTTTTCACAGTGCGGATTTCAGTACACTCGGGCCGTATATGTTCGGTAAAATCTACTATTTTTTGCCTCCAGTTAGTCCAGTGAAGAGTAGCGTACATGGGTGGTATCTGATTGGATTTGAGAGCCATCACGGCCTGGTTACGAAGACGTTCCTCTAGGTTCGGGTGAAGTTGTTCAGTTTCTTTTGTGATGCGCCACGAAAAATGCTGGCGGCGTTGGTCTGTCTTTGCCTTCTTAGACAGGACTTCATGAACCATGTGCTCGTAGAATACCAGAATATGACCAGGTGGGATTGCAACGGAAACTTTCAACCCATCGAGGCGCTTAATTTCTTGTTTGTCTTTTATAGAAGCAAAACCCGAGTGCCCTCTAATGCCTTTGTGTGTTCCAGGTACACAAGAGAAGAATTGTATATGAGAATCAAGATTCAACCACCCACCATACATTTTGTCGTGCTCTTTCGCGTTTGGAGATTCATCACGGTGCCATGATTCTCGCGAAGGACATAGACCTTTCTTCCGAAGCAACATTCGACAGGGAATTTGTTCAAGCTTCCAATCGCTAGGGTTTGGAAACGTCCTAGATACCTTCGAAAAGACTGGTATCATCTCCTTCATTACATTGATACGTAGTTTGCGAACAAAGGGGTTATGAAAACTTGCTGGATTACCGAGTGCAGCGAAGCCACCGAGAACGTGCATTTGAACACTTGGTTTATATTCGGGAAAATTTTTAATGGTTTCAATCATTTCTTTGATGACCATTTTGGGGTTTTGCTGTAGAAGACTAGCTATTGGGAATACCATGTAGCCGTTTTCATCAAGACTTTTCACGGCATCTGGAGCAAACTCGCGCAACAATACACATTTCAATATATCTTCTTTGTTGAAAGTCTCCAACATGGAACGTCGTTGTACATGCTTGGCATTCATTAGCAGAGAAAAATATTTAAACACCTGGTATTTTTAAGACCGATGTTTAATTATTTATTTTTTATTTTTAATTTCCTTCATCTTTCCACTCTTTAAGTTTCGTGTTGTAAACCGCTTTGTCCTGAGCAGCCATGTCAGTAAACTTCTGCTTCTCCGTAACATCCAAAGCGTTCCACTTCGTTGAGACCATTTTGCTAATTTCGGGAGCCCGGATTCCAGGGTTCTCGGCGCAGATCGCCTCCCTGACCGAACGAGTGTAGAGCAGCCAGCTCGAAAGAGGTCTCTTTGGCTCCCCAGGTAGAAGAACCTTCTTCACCTTCTTAATTGCAGGAGTGTTCTTACAGATTTTGTCCTGAACCTTCGACATGTTCTCCAATGTCTCCTTCATTTCGGACAAGTCATATTTAAGCTCATCGATCGCCTCGAGAATCTTTTCTTGGAAGTCTGCCATTGTATTGTTTGTGTAATATTAGTTGATTCACCTCTTTAATTGGATTGCTTTGAACAGCTCGTATTACCACGACACGGTTCACTATAAATCACGGTTCCGCAAAAGTTGTCGGGGTTTTTCTTGAAATCTCTGTACTCGTACACTCCCAATTTGATAGCAAGTTCCAGAACAACTCTAAAATTCTCCCAGAATTCTTCGCCGTGTCCAAACTCCTGGGACATCAAATGAGACAGTTCGTGAAGACATACAAACATCGTGGAATTGAACGCCTCTAGTGCGTTCGTATCTTTGTCCGTAAGACATATCTTGAACTCTCGTCCTTTCTCTACCACGTAACCCACTGTGTCCTCTGTTGGTCCAGTTTCTCCGATTTCGGATTTCGCCCACCTCTGTGCTAGTCTACTGCTTCTGTGAAAATCGGGGTACGCGTTCTCTTCACAATACTTAACGACCCTATCCAAACCAGCTCTGAGATTTACGAACCGGTTGAGTTTTTGTTCTGCACCGAAGGCGCTATTGACTCCGTACGTTCTCCCATCCGATGCCTTCTGTTTGATGTTTTTGTGTTGTTGTGAAAAGAGTGCCTTCTGGTTGAAGACGAAATACCATACTACGAATGCTACTACGATAATTATAAGCAAAATCTTTAAATAAAAATAATTCATTTGACTAATGAGTACTACAAGTACTAAAGAAAATAAATGGAGACAATGGATGCAATTTATTGGTTGGGGTACGGAGGAAACACCCAGATGGAAATGGGGGACCCGTTTCTACTCCGCAGCTATACAACTTATACTTGTTCTGTGTCCGACTTACGAATTTATCAAGGTGAGAGACTACTCGTGTTCTATTTTTAGAATCACCCCGCTGGTGCAATATTATTGTGGCAAATATCAACTACTCCCTAAACTCACGGCCAACGATTTCGTCTCTCTTGTTTCGACTAACAAAATTTATTTATTAGTTGGTACCCTATCGTCTATCCATATTCTTCTAGAAAACCGTGGTTTTGTGTACAACATCTACGTTATATATTCCTTGGCCATTGTTGTGACCTACACAACTTTCTTTCTCACTATGTTTTGCGAAAGGAAAAAAGAAATCACTGAATTCATTTGTAATGTGGAAGATAGAGACAATGAGGACCCAATCCCAATAAACGAAATGCTCATCAAGTTGTCTCGCTACAAATATAAACTACAAAACACTATTAATGTGTTCGCCTACATGTTCTCTCTCGTGACCGTCACCGGTGCTATAGGCTGCCTCATGTTTTACAGAAGTTATTCTGATGCCACCAAATACGATTTGTTTATTACTTCGGATTTCGTTTTTTGGTTTATCATTCAGACCACCTTTTACTACACCTCGGGGCAGATAGCAACATTTAAAAAGAAAATTACCTATGTAATCGGTTACCCGGAGTATATCCACGTCAACCTCTATAGGCCAGATAGAGATCCAACAACATTGGTGCTCAGGGCTCCAGAATTACAAGACGACGCCAATCAATTGGAGACAACCATCGATTGGCTGGCAGTAAATACAATATTGAATGAGAATTGGTGCGAATTGACAGTTCTTGGTATAAGTATTCATTCTCCGGAAAATCTAGAAAGAATCCTTACTGTATTTACTGTAATTTTACTTTTTTTCATTAGTAACTCGTCAACTCAAGAACAAGTTTGACGTACTTTTTATCCCACCCTGTTGGGTGGGGTTGGTTTTTAATTAAAAAGTCTGGAGCCACGATTAAGCTGGGCTTCCTAAAATACTACTTTGCTGTGGGTATTATTTATTGCAAATTTTCGTATATATCGATGGCATACAATGCTGTAAACAGCGCCGAGCATTTCATCCACCACTCTAGAATGACAGTAACGGTAGCGTGTATTAACATGAGTTCTCTGTGAAGAACTAAGTCTTCTGGAGGTGTTCTGTAGTGTTCAATAGTTCCGTACGTAGACACCATTACAAAGTAAAAGAACCATGACAATGCCAGACCAGTTAAGAGACACACGTCCCGGATCTTTTTTAGTACAGGAACCATTGTTATACCGTAACCAGATAGACGCTCACTTTTTAAATTGTATTATTTTTGCAGAAAATGTTTCGGTGTTTGACAGCATCCAAATAATAAAAATTAATATTTAGAGTCGTAACACTAAATAAATAAAGTAAAGTAAAAATGAATACACTTCAGGAAAGTGCCGTAGCGGCTTGTCAGTCTGGAAGGAATGTCTTTATTACGGGACCGCCTGGTACTGGGAAAAGTTACACTCTCAACTACATTATAAGTTATTTCAGAAGCGAAAGGAAGCAGTTGGGAATAACCGCGTCGACTGGCTGCGCTGCCGTCCTTATCAATGGTACTACAGTCCATTCGTTCTTGAAAATAGGGTTGGGGAAGGGAACTGCTATAGCATTGGCCCAAAACACACATAAAAAGCAAAAAATGAAAGCACAACAACTTGCAAAATTGGAAGTGCTTATAATAGACGAAATATCTATGATAGACGCTGGACTGCTTTCTAAAATTGATGCCTATATGAAAATAATGAAGGGGTCCGAAGAACCATTCGGAGGAACACAAATTATTCTTGTAGGGGATTTCTACCAGCTCGCCCCGGTCAACGGGAAATACTCGTTCGAAGACCCCGTTTGGGACTCCCTGAAACTCAAAGTGATTAAATTAACCGAGTGTGTTCGGCAATCTGGCGACGCTCCCTTCCAAAAGCTTCTCGGAGAAATCCGCGAAGGAGTGGTTACTACGGAAACCATGGAGACACTTGCGAATTGCAATGGCCCTGAAGACACAGGAGGTGTCGAATATACGAAGTTGTATTCTAGGAACACCAACGTGGACAAAATAAACGAAGAGTACTATGAGGGTCTGAGGGGTCAGGTCAAACCTTCTGAAATAAAGACGTTCAAACACACCGAAAGGGATACTATAGATCTATGCGCAGGATGTCAGGTCATGGTGACTCACAACATTGATATAGCAAGTCATCTTGTAAATGGCACCAAAGGTATAGTTTTAGTCGTCAATTCGGAGAAGAGGGCCACTAAAATTGTTGAAGGAAAACGCCAAACCACAATCAATACAGCGAATGTCGTTATCCGAACGTTGAATGGGAGAACTCATACTATTGAAATGCTATCAATCAAGAACGATAACAAATCGTACACTATCATGCCTCTCAAATACGCTTGGGCGACCACTATTCACAAATCACAAGGCGCCACTATCGATTTGTTGGAGATAGATCTCGGAACTAGTATTTTTGCATACGGTCAGGCATACACTGCATTGAGTAGGGCACGCTCGATGGACAGTTTGAAAATTTCCGATTTATCGAAGAGGTCCTTCAAGACGGATAAGAAAGTTATTGACTTTTACACTGCTCTTGTTCTCGAACCCGCAGAACCAATGCAGCCGCTTCGATTGCGCGCAGTGAAAACAACTACCCGGGTTTCTACAAGTCGTTTCAGAAAAACGGTGACTACATCGTGCGGTCATGAGATTAAAATAGCTGAAATCATTTCAGGGGGTGTGTACAACGGCAAATGGGATATAAAGATTTATGGACCGAAGGTGGTGAAACGATGGAAGCAATTCATTTCCGAACCTAATATGGAAAGCGCAGAGGAAACGTACACCACCTACCTGAGGGATGTGAAGTAATACAGTATCGTTCTAGTGTTATTAGAATGATACTCAATTCCTTATATGGTACCCAATGTCTACCAAAAAAACCAAGAGTTCAGTAAAGTGAAGGCCAACAGTCTCAATTGACCACCCTTGTAACTGATAGCTTTCAAATTAGTGTTCAACGGGACAGCACCTTCGTTCCACATAAATGCTCCTATAGTAAATGTAAAAATAATTACAAAGCATATGAGTATGAGTACTCCAAAAATGTTGAGTCCTAGTAACAGTTCGTTGTCTTCTCCATTAGTGAATTTCTCGGCTCTAGTCATGGGCAAACGATCTCCAATTTCACGTGCAACTTGTTTTAGAAGACCCATTATTATTAATTATCATTAGAGAAGATAAAAATTTATAACTTAAATCCCAGTACTTCCAAACCCACCCGCCCCACGTCTAGATTCAAAAACTATATCCTCGCTTATAATACCTTCAACGATATTAGTACAATTGACATACGGTGTCACTATCATCTGCGCAATCCGCATTTCCCGAGTGACTTTAAACTCGTCCTTGCCGTGATTAAACAGTATAACTCCTATATATCCTGTGTAATCTTCATCTATCACCCCAGCGCCTACATCAATACCATGCTTGAACGCTAGACCCGAACGAGGAGCAATCCGACCATAAGATCCTTTAGGTAGCGATACTCGCAGACCAGTGGGAATACACCCCCTACATCCAGCGGGAATGATAACATCTGGACCGGCAGCATAAATGTCTAACCCAGCAGCACAAGAACTACCCTTAGTTGGTAGCCGGGCTCCGTCATATTCAAGGGAGTTGATTTCAAAAAGAATGGACATCGCGCAATTTGAATTTCACTGCTTTAAGACTTTAATTAGATTGGCGCTTGTGTTGGGCAGTCCTCCCGGTCAACGCTGCAGTACTGGAGAGCAGTGTTTGACCATTTGGAATGGCACCTGCTGTTTGAAACTTCAGTGCAGTCTAGCCCGTCTGCAACCGATGAGGGAGTAACTAGAGCACGAGAAGCCAATTTTGCTGCGAGCGCCTCGTCGCTGAGATCGGTGTTGACCATCTCACCCGTCAGTTGTGAGGTCGGGACGGGTGTCTCAGTGACATTGGAGACCAAACCAGCGGAGAGCATACTATCCGCAGCGGTACCGACACTGATTTGTTGGTCGTATGCGGGGGTGCTTATCGCGTTTTCTAGGGGAAGAAGCGGACTTGTCCGTTTCGGAACAGCTGCTGCCTGGCTCTCAGTGGCACTACCACTTGAATTCATCATGACAGACGACTTCAATATTTCTCCGTCGAACTCGACGGGTGATTGGTGGGCTGAATACTGATGAGTGAACTTTTCCACATCCTCTTTTTCAAGAGCATACTTACCATTCGACTTCTTTTTCAGTGTAAACCTCATTCGTTTCTTCTGAGCGAAGGTTTCGGTTTTTGATTTATTACTTTTAAAAGTGATGTGGAAAAGGAAGAGCACCAGTACTATGATTGCTAGTTTACAAAACATCTTATTACAATTAATATATATTTTAATTTTGGATTTTACACGCCGAGTTCTAGAAGGCTATGGAGAGTTATATTTTCATTGATATTCAGATACGTTTTTTCAACCGTTCTCACACTATTCGGCATATTCTTATCATTCCGCACTGTAATAGGAGTGTACACATTAATGTTTCTGTCATATTCGCATTCTACAATGACAGGATGCTCATAGTCGGGAACAAGAGAGCAGAACTTATCGTGAAACAATTTGCCACCTTTTGTTCGTTCGTTCAGAGTCAAGTGCTTCTGAAGACGACCGCGGTCTGAGATAAACAAATCGTAAAACTTTTTGTTGGCCACGCCGTTTCGCCGCTTTACCGAAAAATCAATAGTGTGGGTTTTTTTCCATTTGAAAAGCGACATTTGTGTCCCCGTTCCTACTCCAAGTTTTAGAGGGGTGAAAACCAAACCGTCCACTTCGTGAGTATGTTCAAAATTGTTATAATAATCTATTACGTCCGCAAACGACTCTCGAAAATTCCAAAAAGTCTTTGTAGCCAAAGAAAAGGTGTTGCTTTCGTTCCTCGAAAACCTTTCCATCGCCTTCTCCATGAATCCGTATCTTTCAGGAAATGTCTTGCGAGCACAGTTGACTCCATCCAATGCTATACAGTCGTGCATGTAAAACGTCCAACTGTGGTCACCTTTACTTTCCTGAACCAACTCTCCATCTAGAATACTTGAACGATACACCGTTCTGGCCATGTCTACTTCGATTTTGTAGAATCGGAAAGACCTGTCTACAAGAAACCCCTGGTGTTTTCCATCTATCGTTGTAAAGTACATCAGGTAACGCATCCCATCCGTCTTTTCACATACGACATATGGAAACTTTAATAGTTTGTGTGTGTCTTTGTTTTCCAGACTTATCGGCTGGGGTCCTGGGAAATATTCCGAATTTTTAACGAAAGACCATTCTTTGAGTATCCCACGCTTGAGTGTAATCACCCTTTTCGTGTCAGTTTCTTCGACCACTAGAGGGGCAGATTCTGAATGACAGAGGTGAATCATTTCTTTGTTTTTACTCTTCTAATTCATTAAACAGCGGAATTCTTAAACACCTTTTTTTCCGCGTAATTAAAATATTTACATATGTTAAATGAGTCGTGTTCATGTAATTCAAGCTTTCGGTAAGAGGAACAGATATGTGGTGGATGGAAAAGAAATAAGCATGTCCAAGGCTCTCCGCTTATCTGGTAGAGCAACACCTTCTCCGCTTAAGGACTAGAGGAACACGCTTGTACCCGGCCTGGGCACGTGGGCACAAGAGGAGCGGGCGGGGCGGGTGGACTCCGGCGCTGCCGAGGCCCCCACCAGCGGCGGACGACGAGGCGCTGCGTAGAGGGATGAACAGTGTTCAATATCCCCCTGAAGAGATCAACGTCGCCGTATTTCGAGCCTCGGAATGTGACCGCATCCATTTCGGCATTGGCGCGCTCATTGGTCAGTGCTTTCGGGTTGTGCTTGCGCAGGTGGGCAAAAGACCCGCCTGACGACCGACTGCTTGAACTGGATGCGCTGGACGGCCCACTTGAGGCACTACTCGATCTGGAAGGGCGCCGAGCAGCCTTCAGTCGGTCGCACAGTTCCTTTTTGGTGCCGGAGTATCGCAACCCTTGTTTCTTGCACTCCTTGACGAGGTCGTCGCGAGTGGGAGCGTCCGGGTTCGCTTTGGACTTGACCTTGTCGCAGAGGTCGAGGTTTGGAGCCATGGTGTTCTTGTTATGTATATACAAGAGAAAAAGGGGGGTCGAATATTCGGTTTATTCGTTAAAGAATAAATCGAATAAAATAAAATAGAATCTATACGTAAATGAAGCCGTATATAAGTGTAGAAACGAAGTTCAGGAAACCGACTGTTTTTACTTATGTGGACGGGAACATTCGCAAGCCCATGAGCATGGACGCGGCGTACAAAAAACACCGCACGGGTCTCGACTTGCGGGTTCGCAGCAAAGGTCGGCAGGTGTTCTTTGGTGGTCCGCTTGATGTAAAGATGCCAGACTATTCGGGATCTGTCCCAGGACTTATAGAGACGCCAGACTATTCGGGATCTGTCCCAGGACTTATAGAGACGCCAGACTATTCGGGATCTGTCCCAGGACTTATAGAGACGCCGACTCCACAACCGAGTGTAAGACCCAGTACGCCGGCTGCAATACCAATGACTAAAGTAACGTCTCAGATTCAAAAAAACAACGCGGCGAATAAAATTCAACGTGCGGTCCGCGGTCGCAATCTCAGCAAGGACGGTAAAGAACTATTGAACATTGTGGACAAATACTTGACAAAAATTCAGGATTCACGAAATGAAAAAAATCTTATGCAAATCGTGTTTCCATTCCCAAATGGCAATGCAGAAGATAAAAGATCTATGAGATGCCTCTACGTACTAGTCTGTATGACAGAAGACGGTCACAAGTATATCCAACACCAAGTGCTACAGAAGGCAAGCAAATTCGGTGCGAACGCGAAAAAAGGTATGAAGAAGACAGAAGAAGTTGTGAAGAAGAGGGCTGGAAAGGCAAAGGCAAAGAAGACACGGACTGGAAAGGCAAAGGCAAAATATAGAGGGGCTAAGGATAAACAGACAGTGACAAAAAAGAAAATATTGGGTATCGACTTTTTCGAAAAGAATATAAGAGATGTTGAAATGCAAATGAAGAGCAATACATTTTTTGACGACGTTTTTGACGACGCAGCTGACTATAAAAAAACGTCAGGGACCGCTAGTTTGGTCGGGTGGTTGAATACTTTTTTGACACAACCCGAACCATTGATCAAGCGAGGGGCCGACTATACGTCCGGTAATCCATTGTATGTGGATAACTCGGAGGTACCCGTCGCAGTTTTGAATGGGTCGGCGACCACGCTCGTCGCGACGGAGATCTCCTACGAAGCACTCAAGATCAAATGCAAATGTGCCTGGTGCGGTAACTATATGAAAAGTCACAACGAGAACAGGATTGGACAAGACAACTGTACACATACTGTAGAACTAGATCATCAGATTCCGAAAGCCCATGTCGGTTGGTTGTATATTTGCCTTGCGAAATTATTGCCGAATTTGGAGGTATTTGACAATCCACAAACATTGAAGATTTTTCTTGACAATATGGGTGGCGCACAAACATCCATACGAGAGGGTTTTGTATATATATGCACTCTTTGTAATCAGACAAAAAGTGACATGATGCCATATGCTCTCACCACGGAGCGGCAGATAACAATTAACATAAATTGTTATAAGACTTTTTTTTCCTTGCTCGAAAAAGAACTCCTAACTTTTATAGATGCGAAAGGTATAAAGTCATATTTCATAACAAAAGACATAGACAAAATTAAATCCGATCAGAGAAGCTGTAATTTTTCCTGGAGCACAAATGCCTCAAAATGCGTGCGGACATGGGCACTACAGTGGTTCATAACGAACTGTGGAGAAAGCCCATACAAAGAATGGAAACTCAAATGCTTCAAAAAGGGTGCATATGAACTACTGAATAGCATGAAGTCATCCAGAGTCGCGGCCCTTTGTCAAAAACATTTTGTGTATGACGACGGCAAATTCGATACGAATAAGTACTCGGCACTCTGGAACACACTGAATAAAAAACAAGAAATCTACCATATAGATAGATTTCAGGCGTTGTTGAATAAAGTGGTTGCAACAACAACGCCCTCCCAGGCGGTGCTGAGCTTCATCGACCCATATTACGCTACGTTATTGCAGCCTCGACAACAACCAGAACCAAATGCAACTAAACAATCAACTAGTAAATGGAAGCCTACCCAACGGGACCCGCCTGCGAAGTTAACGTCAGGGCAATACTTTACTCAAAAGGTAGTTAATAATATATGGGATGGATGGATAGGTCAAATTACAACCAAACCCAAATTCTCGAAGCAGAACGGGGGGCATACATACAGTTATCTTTGGATGAAACCAGATAATTGGCCTGGTATAAAGAAGGACTATGAAAATATCACGAAAAAAGAGCCAGATGAGAGGCCTGGTATACGAGTGGAGCGTAATTTGTACGAGGGATCGCCAATCAGGAGATTTATCTCTCTCAATAAAGAATTTCCTTATGTGGGAATAAGCCACGAACGAATGAAATTATTGGTGCTGGATAACACTATTACGAAGATAAGTAACGAACAAATGGAAACATTGGTGAAAGATCCAAATATTAGGAATATAAGCCAAAGAAAAAACACGGAAGATGCAAATATTACTTCGAATGCACCCGATAGCACGAAAAAAAAAAAAAAAAACGTTATTACATTTATACAAAATGTCAAGCTTGAGTTCGATGGGGAGGGCGAGATCGTCTTTGGCGATACCGCGATGAGCGAGTTTGGAAGAACCACAAAATCAAAGCGGTCAATGATTTTAACGAAAGAATTAAAAAAGTCGGGTTACGTCGGAACGGTGCGGCAGATTAGGAAGTGGTATTCGGAGCGTATACCTAAGAACAAGAAAAATAGCGAACTGTTGAAGAGACTCCTAGTTGAGACAGGAGCACTCGCCCGAAAGATTAACTGACGTGTTCAAGACACGAATGTGGAACATCCAAGAACCTTCCACTGGCAGTCTCAACAATAGCCCTCTCGTCTGTATCGTCGATACCCCAAATTTCGTCCACCCATTTTTCGAAATCCATAGACCACACTTGCTCGTTGCTCGGAGTAGAGGTACTCACTCCGAGTTGACCGTGATCGAAGCAGGCTTTATTGTAGACATTCCCTCCTTTATCCCAGATGGTTCGGGCTGGTTCGTCAAGACCACTGCGCGAAACAACGCCATTCTTGAACCACATTTCAAGGACTTTGGTCCCTTCCTGATCCCAACCAAACATCGCGGGACTTCCAATCTTATGGATGTGCCCCGCCGCGTTTTTAAAAACCCTGTACTTTATGTTACCATTGTCCCAGAGGGACTGGTATTCCAACTGGTGTTCATGTATCAAACGAGAGTGTTTAGGCGACTCCCGCATCATTATTATTTTGTTAACCATTTCCATAGGAAGTTCCATATTTTTATTTTAAAATTAAGAAATGAAAATTTCTAAGCACAGTTTATTTCTTAATTTTTATTATTACACATTTTAAAAGCATTCGGGGGTCTCTGTCCGCACCCGCCAACCACGCCAGCAATTTTGGTACTTTTCCCCATTGTCCAACTTCAAGACTTTGATCATAGGCCCAAATTTAGATTCCGACTCAAGTTTTTCCCGCAGCTTCGCAATGTGTATGCCCACTGCCATAGTCACTTCTTGGGTCCTCAATTCTTTAACTTCTACTTGAGTAACCACCCAGTTGGAGTGGTCAGGGACGTTGTTCGGGTCTTTCTCGAAGTAAGTTTCCATCCAATCTTTTACCAGGTCGTTGTCATCGAAATAGGTGTCCGTCCATTTTTTAATAGTCGGGTTCATTGGCATTTTGTATCCATTAGCCACAAATTCCTTGTAGTAATCTATCAATATCCACATTAATGGTAGACGATAGCGTTTTATTTTCTTTTGGTTCAGTGTCGTGTCTGCCTGGACAACGTGAGGATGGTTCTTATTGAGAGGGTCGTTCATATCGGTGGTGAACTTAGTTTCGAAGGGCGTTACGCGGAAGCGTCGACGAATCCCGCCATCTTCGCTGCTTATTGTCGGCACGCTGTTACAGAAGCACATGATTTTCCATTCGGGTTCAAACGTCACCATCGTTTTCCCGTACGGCGCTCTGGCAACCTGAAGGTCATTCCCCGTCATACTCTTTATTCTGGTGGTGTTCATGGGTTTCTGATCATCTGCCTCCAGGATAATGACCATCCGAGCACCTTTGAGGTCCATCATACTGGCGTTTGCGGAATCAGAGGATTCCGTCTTTCCGCACAGCAGTCCCTGGTGTGCGGTTTTGCAGTAGTCACCAAAGGCAAGTGCAAGTACCTGAGCCAGTTTGCTTTTACCGTTAGACCCCTTTCCGATTTGGAAGTGTAGGAATTCCCCATGTACCTCGCCTGAGAGACATGTGGAATAGTATCGCAGAAGGTAATCTCTGACGTCCTTGGTTGGAAGAATTTGATGAATAATATCCGTAATTTCTTTTTTCCACTGCATGTGCTTCTCGTACATTCCGGGATGGGAGACAAACCCTTCGCTGTTTGGCTTGCTCATTGCTTTCACCTGCGCCTCGGTGTAAAAATCGTAACCTGTAGATTTTGTTACGAATTCGTTGATGATGGTCGGGGTAAATTCATGTTCTTCTTGGATAAAGTGGCAAGATTTGGGCTGTCTGAATTCGAACGTTTTCAGATCCAGGACCCCGTTGTCGAAACTCAAAATATTCTTACAGGAGTCACGCTCTTGTTCGAACAATGGGGAATGGAATGCCGTTTCCACGGCTCTGAAATCGTTATTGATCATGCCCGATTGTGTTTTTTCTTTGACAGCTTTGAATGTTTGGTACTTCTTCTCCATTTTCCTTTGTAACGCATCGCGAGTGATATTCATATTTTTCTCTTCGATTAGTGTGTCGAGTTCTTGAGAGGCATTAGGGTTCTCGTCATCTAGATATTTGCAAAGTTCTCGTATATGTTTATCGAGCAAAGGCGACCACTCCTTCATAATGCGTGACTGTAGTCTCTTTCCGGATGGGTCTTGTATGTAGATGCTCCTGTTTAAGTACCACCACATATTATTGCAGTAGATATGGTCGTTCCCCCATATGTGCGACATAGTTGCGACAATGTCATTTGTATTTTGGGTCATATATTCTATACTCGTGTTTTTCACATGGCTAGTGATTTCGGGGTCAATGGATGTCATGAGGTTTATAAACTCGGGAACTCCTGTCCCGTCGGGATGAAAAGACCGCCATTTGGTATCGAAGGTCTCTGCACCCGCTGGTTTTGAAGAATGGCTGCTCCAATCAATCCAGAAGCCCAGCGGAGCACCCGCGTTCTTTATGCGCATCCCGACGGCTAACCATTTATTATAGTCTTCTAACCACATTAAGTGTTTTATAGTGCCACACTCGTCTTTGATAGATACGAAGTTGTCCAAGCATTTCTTTATTATCTCGTTTGAAGCTAGTTTCTCTGCCACGATATTCCCCTTGCTGTTCTTCTTCTTAGCCGCTGCGCTCTTTTCTTTCTTCGGTTCGGTGTTCTCTATTTTTCCAACAAACCCATCAAAACAAGTAACCAAGCAATCCTTCACAGAATGGGAAGTCTCGATCGTGAGCATCCTCGGAGACGAATGCTTGCAACAATTGGGCATTCTCCAGCACCGCCCACTTCCTATTTTCATTGGGACTTCGTCCAAGACGCCGTTCTTTGGAAAAGCTTCAGCGAATTCGGGACTGGAATTTACGTATGTGTTTCCGCCCGGGACCAACCATCTTTTACAGAATGCTGTGAACAGTTTTCCGTTCTCAAATGCGAACCCCCTAGTCAATATATAATGCTTACTTGTTATGTTCTCAGCTGAAGAATCAAGAATGGCAAAGTCCTGTCTTGTCACAATGATACCGTAATCTTGAGTAATAGCTTCTATAACACGGTCCAATAATATATTTTTGAGTTCCTCCATTCTCTCCTCTGGAATCCGCGTTGTCTTATCGTCTATATCCAGATGAAGTTTTACAGTGCTATCCTTCACTATATATTCGTAGAAGTTTTTCTGGTCCTCGGGTTGTCGTTCTTGCCATTCGATAAACAAATCAACGTTATTTATGGTATCGTAGCTCTTTCCACCACTTCGTGTGATATCCTTCGCAACAATATAACCACCCTGCATATTCAGCATGTCCTTCGCAGATTTCTGTGTGCTATGGTTAAAGTCATATCTGGTCCGAACCACAGGTGGTGTCTCAACACGAGGTGGTGGAGAGACGGCTTTTTCGTTTTGAGATACTATATCCATTTCCTTAGACTTTCTTTATGGTTATAAAAGAAAATGAAATGAGTTTTTAAATACTTTCCAAATCCAGAGGTACTAGAGAACCCCCGTTGAAAAAAGTTTTAATCACATACCCTGCTGTTTAAATAAGACTGATATATGGCGACTTAGCCGTATATCGAAGATATTTAGTTTTACCAGTGAATCACACCGGAAACGCTGTTTCGCACAGCTATATTCGGGCTCTGTGATATTTCCTGTCGCTTCGGTGTCTTGTTTCCGTTGTCGGTACTATTTGAATTTCGAAGTAACATGTCGCTTTCAATTGAACTATGGTTCTTGACTGTATAATTTGCGACATTGTACTTGATAGCCCATCGGAAGAAGTTCATCTGACCGACTGTCGTTATAATTACGTTCGTACCACTTGCTTCCGATAAACTATGGTAAACATTCTCAATTTTGTTTGAAGAACCGAGTTGGAGATATATCCTATGGCGCCTACAGAATGGATCAAACAATTTTTTCGAATACGCCTTCAATTGGTTTTTATATTCATTGTGTAGATTGAACAAGTCCCCATGTACGTTATAGAAGATATTGTGCTGTTTGCTGTAGTTTGTGGTGAGCCAGTCCAATAACCTTAGACTTATGATAGATCGCTGCTCAATTATCGTTTTCAGTATCCCCACATTCCTATCCGAATTGCTATTATAAAATTCTAGCAAACTATTCAACAGAAGTCTCTGCTTTGAATCCATTTTCTAGTTTTTAATACCATTCATACTTTAATTAGTTTATCACGTTTTTTAGAACCATTATGATGACCGTTGAGATCACTGCGATTGTGATATTGACGGTTAGTGCTCTACTCTTCAAGATCATAGGCGCCATCCCCATAAGGGTGTTACGGACGGTAGATATCTGCATGACGGTGATTACGGCAATGCAAATACCCATCAATTTCAGAGAATCGTCTTTGAAATACTTGGTAAGTCCAGACAGCTCGAACCCCTTGGCTGGCATACCCTGTGTGAAGTCCTGTGTGGTATTCGGGTTGCTGGTAATCGTATCAATAGTGCCGCCCTGTTCCATCATCGTATTGACAGTTGTGTTTCTCTCGTGTACAGATTCACATGTTGGGGCTGGGAGAAAATCTTTTATCGAACTGCTTTTATCCATTATTTAATAAGTAAACATTTTTTTTTACGCGGTAAATCAACGCTTAGTTATTTTCTTGGCTTTTTGTGCATTCTTCGCATCGTAAATCATGATGGCATAATTCTTCTTCAGCGTTTTAGATTTGGCCATTTTCATCCTATCAGTCAACATCGCTATTTCTTCCTCGCTCGATGTCTTCTTGGGCGAAGTCTTCTTGACTGGAGGCTTCTTCTTGGCTGGAGGCTTCTTCTTGGCTGGCGGCGAAGTCTTCTTGGCTGGCGGCGAAGTCTTCTTGGGCTTGGACAAAAGAAGCTTCAGATTCTTATTCAGTTCGAAAATTTTCTTAGCAAGGGTCACTTTTTTGTCTTGTGATTTCGCGGCGTACAGGAGGATCTTTTGCTGTTTTATCTTCAATTTCAACACATCTATTTTTTGCTTCTTTATCAGAGAGGGTTGGGTATGTTTTTCCAAACCAATAGCTTTTATTTTCTTTCCCAAATAACTAGCTTTGGTTTTCGGTGATTTTCGGAGGAGAGCAGTAAGTCTACGAGCGGCAGTATTCTTCAGCTTCATTTTGTCGTCAAGAAGTTTCTTTAAGGCCTTTATCTGCACCCTAAGTGCGGCCAACTTGGGTCTCATCTCGTCCTTTTTGGCACGGCTCACTGTAATAGAGACGAGCTTCTTCACCATACTTTTGTCTCTGCGTTCTTTGCTCAATATCTGTTTTCTCAACGCACTTGCGGACCCAGTTGAACCCGATTGGGCGGACCCAGTTGAACCCGATCGGGCGGACCCAGTTGAACCCGATCGGGCGGACCCAGTTGAACCCGATCGGGCGGACCCAGTTGAGCCAGCGCTCCCGGATCCACTTGACCGGTTAGGACTCATGGACATTGAATCAACACATGCCTGGATCTCTTCCTCTGTGAGATGTGTTGCGGACCACTCGATAAGCTGCTCCTTAGTCATTTTCATATACTTGTCGGGTGATAGATTAGGTGGCATGATTACAACTACAGAAGATTATTATTCAAGGGTTTTTTTCCATAGGGCGTATAACCTTTTTGGTTTGAGTTTTTCGAAAGCGTTTGGATTTACTCTGTATTGTAGTATGTACCCTGCGTCGGCTTTCATCAATGCGTTCTGCAATCGTTCACGTGTGAACACTTCCAAATCTTTCATAGACAGATTGCGTACCCTTTCGACAAAACTATCTATATCCGTGAGGTATTCGATTAGTTGTTTTTTATAGTTTTCATCCTCCACGTCAATACCCTTTCGTTTTGATATTTCCCGCATCTTTTTGGCAAGGTCGTCGTGAGAGAACGCACTCAGCTTCTTCGATATGGATTCCTTTCTACCCTTCCTCATATAATCCACAACCTCGCTATTTCCGGTATATTGCATCATTTTTTTGAATTTAGCCGCTGTGGTCCTTTCGCCACCAAAATTCTCAATTTGTACTAAACCGCGTTTTGCCAATCTTTCCCCCTTAGTGAAAGCATAAGTGGCACCTTCTTTCGAAACGTTACATTCCCAGAGTTGTATGTCAGTCTGTTTGTTCGGATAAATAGTGGAGATATCGCCCAGAGTTACAATTTTTATATTATTTTCTTGAAAGAACTTACCATCAATTGGATTTTGGTACAGAACGTGATAGTCCTTGAAACCATTCGCCGTCGGTAGAAAGTATTGCGAGAACCGAGTAACGTTAGCTAACTTGTTCAACTTGTAATCTACAGCACTATCTTTCATAGCGTTTTCTATTTGGGTTGTTAGCAAGGATTTCTTTTCAGCAAGACCCTTCATAACTTGGTCGATAGTTAAATGAGAGAATTGTTTTAGTCCAAGGTTGACAAGCGTGCGATCGGCAAGTGTCTCCTTTGCGGTGGGATTGTAGTTACCCATCAGCTCGTTTATTCTATCACTGATCATTTTTTGTAACCCCAGAACGGTCTTTTTATTTTGTAGGCACCCAACGTGATTGTATATTTTGATGAACCTCTCGGATTCGGGAAGATTACAATGACTTTTGAAGCGAATACCGCGCGCCTGAATTTGTTTTATTCTGGAAGTGTTCCACCACGGTTCTAGAATATGCAACTGCTCCAAGCCTTTAAAACTTATACCTTCGGTCACCGTACCTATAAGAACATCTATAGTCCCATTGTTTACACCATTGATATATTTTTTCTTGGTGGCTGCGTCGGTCTCCCCAGTCATGATTTTCGCGACTCTCTCACCGTCTCCGTTGTATCCGAAGTATCCGAAGAGATCGAAAAGGGGCTTAGCGCCATCTCGCACAAGAGAAGAGTATATATAAACTGGTCTTGTCCTCTTTGAGTCAAGTACGAGAGTCATGATCCGGTGCATCTTACATGAATGCTGTTCTAACAAAGCAAGTTTCTCGCCACGAGTCTTTAGCTTTTTAAGTTTTTTCCAAAACGCTGGGTTACGGAATATTTGTAGTGCACCTCGTGCGCTCGTAAAGAACTTCGGGGCACTATCTACGGCCTCGTCCATCGCCCACCCAATAACGTCTTGAACTTTGGTGTATTTACTAAGGTCTTTCCCAAATTCCTGGATATAGTGATCTTGTTGCAACTTTGACATTTCAGAATGGACCTCCGTATTTATCACATAGGGGTAGGCGGATGGATTACCTCCAGAAAAATAACTTATGGATCCCGCAAACAGGTGCTTTAAAAGTTTCACATTAGTCAGCCTCTCGCTACCCGAATTGTCATTGCGTTCTACAAACATCAGGTCGAAATCCTTAACATCCACTGGGAAAGTGATTCTGGGATTCAAGAGATTAAGTGTAATACCTATTTCGGCTGGTTTGTTAAAAATTGGAGTTGCAGTTAGACCCATAATTCTTGTTTTGGGGTGAACGTAGTTACGAAGAGCACTTGTAAATTTTTTACAGTAGGTACTACACGGAACACTTACGATATTTTGTATTTCGTCGATTATAAGCAAAGTGTTCGGACGTGTCAACCACGAAATGTCTTTTTTCCCATCCTTATTTTTCTGCAGTAGTGGACCATTTCCAGAGTTCACGTTGAACAAGGAGTTCGCAAATACTGTATGGCTCATGATACAGTAGTTCTTACTCAACTTAGATTTATACTTTGTATAGTACTCCTTCAGGTTCGCTTCTTGCTTTTTAATCACATTGGCTGCTTTGTTTTTCTCTTGACTGTTTACGGCCTTGTCCGCTTGTATCATCATAGAGTGTTTTATTAATGTTTGGGCTTCGGAAATTTTTCTTTGAAACCCCTTATCCTTGTACGATTGTGATTTGCCGTCTATCAAAATGTGTGAAGAACATTCCCCCAATAACTGCTCCGTATATTCAGCCTGCACGCTCTTTGGGCAGCAGATAATCACTTTAAAAGCCTCATCGTTGTTTGAATTGATGACACTCCCATCATTTTTATAATGCTTGTGGAGTTCGGCCGCAGCAATTGAGGTACAAGTTTTCCCACTTCCGAGACCGTGGAAAACCAAAAGATTCGCTTGGTTTTTTACGTATTCAGCTACAAACATTTGGTGCTTTTGTAAGGTGAATGTGTCTCGGGTATTCTGGTCACAATAATCGTTTTTTTTCAAGTACTCTGAGCCGTACTTATACTTTTGATAGTAATCCCCAACTTCCTTCTGTATACTATCGACATCCTGCTTTGTCGGGTCATCTAAGCCTTTTATACGTGATTTTATCAACGCACCCTGATTCGAAAACTCCCTCTGACTGCTCATTAATATGATACAACATTTAAATTGTATGCATTTTGTAATCATTTTACACTCTTTTTGAGTTCTCTTAGAACCTTGTTCTTTGGCAGTTCACCGACAAGAGACCTCTTTGCAATAGACTTCCACTTGCTAGAACTCAGTAATTGTTCCCATACGGCGCCGATATCCATTTATTTAAGGACATGAAAAAAAATCCCCTTCATTGAACATTACCCGTAATTAATTTCTAAGGTATAACTAAACGTACTACATGGCTTCAGATTCCCGCCAGTTCAATGAAGACACGCGTATTTTTGCCGAAAATGACAATGTTCTTAGACAAAATGTTCAAGGCCAAAAGCCTTTCAAATATTATACACGCGACTTTTCGAAGCCACAGATACAGGGGCTTCCTGAAATCGGATACCAGCGGTACAATGGCAATGTTTCAAAACTAGATTCCCGTCCCCAACCGACCCGACTCAATGAAATTAATGACCCTCTGTCATCTGGCGTAAACGCTGCTTTCATGGGTTCCGAACACGTTAACCTCAAAAACATAGACACTCACTCCGAACTCCGCTGGGGAGGACGTTTGCGATGCAAAAAGGGCCAGCAGTTGGTCACAGAAATGCCACAGCACAGGATAAATTTCCTCGACCCGTCGGTTCCAGGTGATCTGACCTCTGGTCATGTCGTTCCCATTGACATTGATATAGTGCGCGGCGGAGGTTTGAGTATGCCCAACTACAGAGCACTTGGACATAATGTAGTACAGGACTCACGGTTTGGAATAAACACAAGGAATGAGCGAAAATTGTTGATGCAGAAAAAAAACTGAAATTAAATTGTTCGTTATAATAAATGACTACTCCCAACGCCACGTCACAAAGTACGAGTCCTTTCAAATGGATGACCGATTCGCAGTCTTACACCGAACCCACACCAATGAACAACACTTCTGGAAAAGTACCCCCGAGTTTGATGGACACTTCGAGTAGTTTGTTACAAATAAATTCGAAACTCAGATCTAGTGTACCCTCTTATGTCTCGGAAACCCTTGGGGATCATAGGTCCTTAGGAAATCTGATCGATGCAAACGTCAAGCCCAGCGACTTGGTCGGTACTTTTACAAGGGAAAATCTGAACACATCGTATTCCTTTTCTGGAACCGGCGAGAGGCTTTACAATCGCGACAAAGAGCATCGGGACATTTCCGAGAAACAGTTTACTTTTACCCTTATGGAAAAACTACCAGCAACTTCTACAAGTCGCCCAGGTGTTCTAGTTCAATCTAAATGGGAACCCGAACCTCAGCTCACCAGAGGGGGGCAAAACACTAGATTCGACGAACGGTGAATACTACTAGAAAATTATATCTGTATAAAATAAAATACAATGGACCAATTTACCATAGGTGCGATTGGCTTGTCTTTTCTTTTAAGTAGATATCTTAGAAAAGAGTCTCGCCAAGAAAATTACAGGAACGAAGCGCCCGCTGAAGTGGGTATGGCTGACGACGCTGTCCGAACTGCCATACTCATGAAGGACATCACAACTATTAAGCGGTTGCTACCAAAGGTCAAGGACGCTGGTATCAGGAAGAGTGCTACTGATTACCTAAGTAGTCAATGCGACAAAGAGGTCATACAGGAACACGCAAATTGGAAGAACTTCCAACAAAAGGCATTGTCTACATTCAAGGACAAACCTATCAAGGATTACATCCATAACAATTTTGTTCCTTTCGGTTCCAAGAATACCCAGAATATGGCCGGCACGGGTGTAAGAAATGGAAACTATACACACGGTAGTACAACAAAAGATGGTGTTATAAACGCCGGATTCGGCAACGCAACTCCGTATACCCAAAAACTCGGTCATTTTACAGGTCGGGATGAACTCAGACCTCGTAAATCAGACGCACATGCTCCCAACCAAAGGTTCCTAGCACACGAATCTCAAAGGTCAAACGTAAGCGGCGGACAGGTGTTCAGACCAGACAATGACAGATATGCTAACCCAACTGGAAAAAGACACGACCTCAAACCCGTTGAGGCAGTACGCGTTGGCCCTGGTCTCGGCATCCCTGCGAATCAGCCACACCACGGCGGTGGATACCAGTCGTACTATAGACCAGAAGCCCGCGAAATAACTTCGAAAACCACTTCTCGTGGAACAGAAAAAACAGTCTACGTTCCAGGCAAGGATCAAGCTTCTGCTGGCAAGGGTTACGCAGCCTACGCCCCAGGCCTCAAGTCCCAAAGCTTGGAGGCCTTCACACAAACCAAAGGAGGTTCCGCCTTTGTAAATAAAAAATGCAACAGCTTCGTCACTACTCAAAACCGCGAAGCCATTGGAACCACTAGCCAGGCCCAAGCGGAAACGAAAAGAGCAGATCACACACATCGCGGAGACACCCTGCGCAGTCAGGAAACGAACTACGTTGGCCCCGGCGGTTCCGAAGTCGTCAAAACGGCCCCCCTCTCGCAAAGCTACATGTCGGACAAACATAACATCCACTCGGCCCGCGAATCTCACACATACGCGATGGGGAATGGTCACTACGGCAATGGCACCACGATGAACCAAAACTCAAATTGGTATGTCAACGGAACGGACAGAGGAGAAGTCGGGAATTCGCATGTTGGATTTGCCGCGAGTGAGGTCAGTTCTGGAACTCGGAAATTTGGCGACTCGGCGAGAACAACATTGAGAGAATCAGGAGAAGTTAAGGACATGCGCAATGTAGCTGGGAGTTCAAATTTCACCACTCGTAACGACGACAAATATAGAAAGACACAGCGTGGCTCCGAGATGACCACCTTTGGTTTCGGGGGTGCTGAAGTTTCTGGAGCCATGTCTCTCGCTAACTTTAACACTGCACAAGTTAAGGATACCAAGCAAGACGTCCTGGTTGGTTCGAGACCCCTACCGGGTCGCAGAAATGCAGTTGGTGCCGCAAATGAGAGACTTCAGAATGTGGAACTCAACCATAGAGGGGAAGACCAAAAGAGCCGTCTCGCCTACGGCCACAGTGCTAAGCCAAAACAGTTGATCGGTGATTACCAAGTTAAAACTGGAAACTTTGAAAACAATGTGAGAGACCCCACAATAGGATCATTCAGAGCATCTCCATACCGAAGTATACCTATAGGGTCTAGAGCGGAGAACTGCCATACTGGCGCTTCATAGGTATGTTCCTACCCTGTCCCAAAACCGAAGGGGCAACTTGCCCCACATGTGAGCACCCGATTTAGCCCTTTCGAGGGGTTGAAGATACCCAAGGATTATTCTATGAATTTCTTCGGGTAGTTCGATCGCGGGCGACGACTTGTTCCCGAAGGTCTTAGCCATACGGACCGAGACCAGTTTGCACGTTTTTATTAGATACTCGTTCCGAACGGTGTTGTAGACTTTGTAATACGGACTTTCGGGATTAAAAAGCATTGCCTTGGAAAGTAGTAAGGACCGTTCTGAGGGTATCGTTGCCCCATGTTGAATCAAGAGTTTCAGATATTCGGCTTGGGGTTTAGATAGCAGAAGGTTCTCAAACGCCGTCAATCCCTCATTGTTTACCTGGTTGATATCTATATCAATGGTTCGGTTCTTCACTTTGATTATTTCTAGAAGTATCCCAAATTCTTCAAGGGTAAATCTAACACCGCTTCCACACAAGAGCTGATAAATGTTAACACTGGGGCAATAGTAAGGAACACCATCCGGGATGTGTTTCCGAATAATATGAAACTTGGTCTCTCTGAACAACGTTTCAACTATACCGAACGGGATCCACTTCCGTGAATTTAGCGATGCCGTAAGTGGAATGTCGCCCGTAATTGACATTATATCGCAATTTGCTCCGTGCTCTACAAGATAATCCACGAGTTCCGTTCTCTTACATAGGACTGCTCTGAATATTGCCGTCTCGCCGTGTACATCTTTTGCGTTTATAAGAAAAGGGTCCTTACTCATGAAATGCTGGATGGCCCGTATGTCGTTCCTACCGATAGCCCCATGAAATTTACGCAACATCTCCACTATTTCTTCAGATGTATAGTACATGTAAAATACTCTGAATTTAAACTCTAATTTGAGTACTCGCCGCGAAACTAATAAACCCACACTCCGTATTGGATGGTGGGTTTACCTGTTTAGGTTATTCGATTATTCGAATTTGGCAAGTCGTGCCTCAAGATCGATGATCTTGTCGGAGAGTTCCTGTACGGCCTTCACCAAGAGAGGGACAAAGTCGGTGGTACGCACGGAAAGAAGTGTGTCATGCTCTTCGCAATGGGGAGCGGCCGTTTCCTCGACGTGGTAGGGGAGTAGTTCTTCGATTTCTTGCGCGATGAAACCAATGGGGCTGTAATTGTTCTCGGAAATATCGGTACGCTTGAACTCGACACAATTGATGTTGCGAATAAGCTCCACGGCCTCGAGTTGGGTTGGGGCAATGTCCGTCTTAACGCGGCGATCTGAGTAATTGGTAATACTGTGGGTAGTTACGAGATTAGTAATCTGCACTACGTTGTTGCTAGTGTCGGCAATGAGAACATCCCGGTTGTTGTTCCCCACAACTAAGTTGAGTTCTGCGAGCGCTGGAGATTTGAAGGTTACATCGCTAGACCCGGTGATAGCACCAGAGGCAGTGATGGTGGTGGCATTGATGGTGGTACCGTCAAATGTCCCGTTGCAAAGGGTGGCTTTGGCGGCAGTACCTGCGGTGTCCTGGTCACCGGCGGCGTTGACACCGGGGAGGCTGATTGCTGCCGAACCGTCGAACGACACCCCCCCTATATTGACAGCTTCTGCGAGCTTGGTAGCCGTATCCGCATTTCCTGTGGTGTCCATGCTTCCCCCGATGTTGACACCGGGGAGGCTGATCGCTGCCGAACCGTCGAACGAC